CTAATTGCTTGTGCTTTTTTGAGCAATTAATCTTTTATATTTGTCGAGTAACTGTTCTTCCGTTTCCTCATGCTGCGGATCTTTTGGAATACAGTCTACTGGACAAAATAATTGGCACTGTGGCTGGTCATGGTGACCAACGCACTCTGTACATAAATCCGGATTGATTTCATAAATCACTTCGCCCATAAAGATCGCTTCATTGGGACAAACTGGTTCACAAACATCGCAGTTTATGCATTCATCAGTGATATATAACGACACGTTACCAACCTTGTTGATGTTTACGTTCAAAGGCTTCAACCACAGCTTGCGGAACAAACTTGGTTACATCTCCTTTTAAACGAGCAATTTCTCGAATTAATGTCGAAGAAATAAAAGAATACTGTTCAGAAGGTGTTAAAAACACCGCCTCGAAATGTGGATCAAGCTGACGGTTCATATTGGCCAGTTGAAATTCATATTCAAAGTCAGAAACTGCTCTTAAACCACGAAGTACTGCTGTGGCCTTTTGTTCTTTAAAAAAGTTAACCAACAAACCATCAAAACCTACAAACTCAACATTTGATAGATGGCCTAATGATGATTGCGCCAGTGCGACTCTTTCTTCTAAGCTGAACAAAGGGTTTTTATGATGTCCAATTGCAATCGCTACTACAACTTCATCAAACATTCTTGATGCTCTAGTAACTAAATCAACGTGCCCATTCGTGATAGGGTCAAATGTTCCAGGATAAATTACACGCGTTTTAGACATCCGCTAGTACTCTAATTGTATTGTGCGCCTATTTTAGCAAAAGTTATACATGAGACGAAATATTGATATGTGGGAAAAAACTTCACCTTGGCATCAGTTTACGGCACAATAGGGACAATTGTGGAAGTTTGAATTATGGCGAAAGCAACAGTAGTAAAGAATAATAAGTGTCGATGTTTATTTTAATTCTCTATAGTTCCTTTTTTAAAGCTAAGTTTTTGAATTATATAAGTTGCTGTTCTTATTAGTTCCTTATAGTTTGTTTACATCCTCCAAAAAAACGGGTAATAATGCGGGTAACAAACTACTTACCCTTACCTCATGGCCTCTGTAAAACTTTCCGACCTAAAGATTAAAGCACTAAAACCCAAAGAAAAAGTCTACAGAATATTGGATGCAGATAGACTTTACATAGAAGTTCGTCCTTCAGGAGCTAAAGTTTGGCGGTTTAAGTTTGTTTTTAATGGTAAAGAATCTTCTATGAGTCTTGGCGAATACCCGGCTATTACTTTGGCAGACGCTAGAATCTTAAAGGATGAAATGCGAGCAAAATTAGCCAAAGGCATACACCCAGTAGAAGATAGACAAAATAATAAGGCCAAGGCATTAGAAGAAGGAAAAAATACATTCAACGCTATTGCAGCCGAATTTAAAGAAAAACGTATGACGTTGAAGTCTGAAATTTATCAAGAGAAGTTCGATACTGCTTTAGAAAAAGATATATGCCCAGTTATTGGCAAAAAAAATATTAAAGATGTGACTGCGGCTGACGTATTGAAGATTTTAAATAATACGATTAATCGTGTTACTAAAGAAACCAATGGAAAAATGACGGGTGAATCTGCTGCTTTACAAAATCGAAGATTCATCGGTGCTGTAACTCGTTATGCAATTGCTACTTTAAGGCTTGAGAACGACCCTACTTATGCTGTACGTGATGTGATCAAGCGCCCTCGTGTAAAACATGCAAGAGCCTTAACTAAAGAAGAAAGAAAAAAGGCAAGAACTCAATTGCCTAAATACAATGGAACAGAGACTGTTAAGAATGCTGGCTTCATTCTCTTATATACAATGCTTCGGGCAATTGAAATTAGAAAGATGCAATGGAAATGGGTCGAGTTTGATACACGACTTATTAGATTTCCAGAAGAGGCAATGAAAAAATCCAGAATCCATATTCTCCCTATATCTGACCAAGTATATGAAGTACTTAAGCGTCAATATACAATCTCTGGTGATAGCGAATTAGTTTTCCCTGCTATTTTCAGTAAGAAAAATGATGGCATGTTAGCTAAAGAAACGCTTAACAGTATGCTTGAATATATTGGCTTAAAAGGCGTTACCACTCATGATTTTAGAGCTACAGCTTCTACCCTACTATATGAAAAGGGCTATGAGGAAGCTTGGGTAGAAAAACAGCTTGCTCATGCTGAATCTAACAAGACAAAAGCATCGTACGACCATTCGCAGCACTTAGAGGCTAGACGGAAAATGATGCAAGACTGGGCTGATATTGTAGATAGCTGGAAAGACTAAAAGTTTTGCTTCTTATCAAAGGTCCATCTTTTGCCATTGTAAGTCACAGTGCCATCTAAATTAATGGTCAACTCTTTTAATGAGTAGTCATAGATTTTAAGAACATTCCCGTTCTTATCTAAGTCAGCGGGTAGATTGCAAGTATTTTCCATCCTGCCCGCTTCCGAAACCATGATCATGACTTGCGACATCACAAAGCCCTTACACAAATCGAGACATTCACATTACTATTTATAGTGTGAGCTGTGCAACCTGAGAAGATTAAACACAGCAATGTGATGATCGATGCAACTTTGGTACGTTTGCACATATAAGTTACTTCTTTAAAAAGAGTGCTCGCTCTGCTTCTCGGCGACGAACTAGGCCTTTCAAAACTTTACCGCCTGCTTTGTTCCATGCAAGGAACTGATCAGCAGCACCTTGATAGTCACCTTTGTTAAGCAACTTTAATAAAGTCGATCCCTTAAAAGCACCTGAACCAATGTTGTAAGTCAGTGAAACCAAAGCATCAAACTGGTTTTGACTTAAAGGCACTATCACAGATTCATTTACAGTCTTTTCAAATTTGGCCAAGTCGTGTTTGAAGTAGGCTTTAGCTTGCTCAGGTGTACAAGTATCGCCCTTCTTGACTTTCACGCCATTTGGATAAACTGTGGTGCCAGTGCCAATGGTCCAGACTCCCACCCCATCGTCATAAGCATTGAATCGCGTGCCTTCAAATCCTGAGATTAGGTCAACACCAACATCACTTGTGGTTTTTCCACCTGGTGCAAGTTTATTGACCACTTTATTTAGTTCGTCTACTTGTGCTTGAGTGAGTTTACCACCTGCAATAACTCGTGCAGCATCAAAGAATGGTTTAGTTGTCATTGGATTCACCTTTCTTTTTCTCTAATTCAGAACTACCAAAATAAAAGCCGCATGCTGTTGTCATAGCCCCAGCAATAAAACCCAATGCCGTATTAATCAGATTGCTGTTTTCTCGCGGCATATCCACAAAAAATAAAGCAATCACTAAAACAAACATCAGTCCCACTAATGCGAAAGCTAGATAAGCTCTTGTATTTTCACTATTCATCGTCCTGCTTCCTCTAACCGTGATACTTTTTCTTTAATTAAAGATTGATCTTGGCTTAATTGAATAATTGAAGATCCAACCCAAGCGCACAGCGAAAATACGATTCCTGCAAATATTCCTAGCAATACACGCAGCACAGAAATTCCACCATCTTGCGCTGCTGTGCGGTTTTCTAAATTGGCGACTTTGATATCCAATGTATCGATATCCTTTTTGTTCTGTTCGCTAGTCTCTTTGTGTGCTTCATTAATAAAAGTCAGTCGAGTAACATGATCTGACAACATGCGAATATCACTCTGAATGGAGTCGATTTTCTTTTCAAATCTCAACCCATATGATTCATTTTCAGTCATGCCTTCCCCCTTTCGTTTAGGCAATAAAAAAGCACCCGAATTGGGTGCTCAAAGTTATTTTAAGGTTTAAAGGGTTTGTAAGATTTTCCCTCCATTGATCAATTGAGTTGTAAGTGGTGCCACCCCAACAATTGCAGGTCCCCCTGGCCCCGGCTGGCCTTCAGTTGTGCCATGGTATTGCCAGTTCCACGTTCCATCATTGGTGGACTTGGTGCCACGTTCGCCCCAGTTTCCACCATCACCTGATAATGGAGACCCATAACGGTCATTTTGGGTTCGGTAACCTTTACCGGGCACCGAAGCTTCAGCATCAGTGATTTTCATAACCAATAAATAACTCTCCAGATAGAGGCGATAATCTTGTGAGTCATTTGAAATCGGCTGTCCAGTCATGACCCGACCAAATGGTGCTCCAGCACCACCAGGAATTCCCTGAACCCCATAAGATGATCCAGTGTAAATACCACTTGGTGTTGCTCCACCACCTGAACCGCCTCGAGCTAACGTCCCTCCATCGATAATCAGGTTTAGTTTGCTGTGCCGGTTCAACAAACCGGGTGCTCCCTGAAAACCATCACGCCGGGTTTTGGTAAAATTGAAGTCTGAATCTTTTTCCCAATCTCCGTAAGCTAGATGTGGCAACCCGCCATCACCACCACGTCCAACTACAGCACCTTTAATCGTCAGATTCACCACCAGATCAGGTGGGAACTCACCAGTATCAATAGCAGGTAATTCTGATGCAGCTGGAACGATATACTCTCGTTTTGCAGGACTAGACTTATAGTCGAATTTATAGACAAATCTGGTTTCCGGTCGATAAGAACTTGAGCTTGAAACCAGCGCACCAGCTTCAACTACAAAGCTAATTTCTCCAGTCGTTGGTAAATCCCCTCTTTGCATCTGATATAAACGTGCCAGATTAATATCCAGCTGGTCATATCGAATGTAAATCGGTGAATCATCAACCGGCACATCAATAAAGTCCTTGTCATTGAGGTAATAACGTTCATCGTAATTAATTGCAGTAATGGTATTAGAGAACTGGTCAGCTGGTTCCCTTTTTGCAACCAGATAAGGCAGTGAGCCTTTGGTATCGTCATTAACTACGGTGTAGATAGTATTCACAAAGTCATCGGGACTAAGCTTTAAGGCCCCGTTCGGTAAACGGCCTAAAACTACTTTGTTCTTGGCTGGACCCGGCGTAACGGGAATCAGGTCCACGGTACCATCCCCCATTTGCAAATAAATCACATAGCTCTTGCCTGCAATGAAATCTACATCATGGCTTAAGGTGAGGATTAAACCCTCTTGCTGTACCACTTCCCCGCTTTGATGAATACCATTGCGATAATCCGCTACAGCAATCCGGTCACGTAAAACCAGTAATTCTGATTCAGGTGCTGCATCAAAGGTAATGGATTTACGTTGAAACCGAAGCTTATTCCAGAGCCTGTAAGCATTGAAATGAGCTTGCCACTTGTTCCGTACACCAACAGACTTCACTTCTTTCGGGTTCTTTGCTCCTTTGTCTGGCAAATAGATATTGATACGGCTATCGTCGGTCGGATCCGTGTATTCATAGATCAGTCCATCGTAGTCATCCATCACACCAAAGGTCAGATCATGCTTGTAACTATCTGGAATGATATTCCTGAAGTTAAACAGCATTACCGAGTTATCAGTTGGCCGTTCAAAATAAAGCTTGAGCTTGTTGTTTTGTCGATAAGCGGTACAAAACACTGCATCACAAAGATTGGTGACCAGCTCTTCAAAAGACAGGTTTGTATCATCAATTGTGGTACAGAACTCAGCCGCTAGTGGTGTTCCAAAATAATCAACTACATCGTTATAAGTTCGGTAGATATTTTCCAGATCTATTTCGTCGATCGTACGGCGACCAATCTTGTCATCCAGTGCCATTGAAACCAGTGCATCAGCAAAGCTAGACGTTGGATATAGCTCTGTTGTCATTGCCCCGTTTTTATAAGTCGGCAACATTCGCTGAAGATCGAAGTTGATCTTACGGGACTTGACAGATAAAGCTCCAGTCGTTGCATATGTACGTGCACGGAAAACCGTTTCATGCTCATACGTTGTGCTTTGTAATGGATATGCACCATATAGTGCTTGCCACTTCACATCATCTACTACCGTTGTAACCGCCGGTGTTGGAGTTAAACGGCGAGCACGTACACTGCAGCGGCCCTGAAACGTGACCATATCCAGCGTTGCCCCAACCGTTTGGCGTGACTTTGCCGAACCCTTTAAAATGATCTGCTTCAGCATCGGATTACCAATGGCTGCACCAGATTCATTAACCGGTGTTACCTCAACTTCAATCGTGACGTTTACAGCACCCTGATTTCCACCTGAAGAAACGGTATAAAGTCCATTGGTGGCCACAAAATTACACAGCACCCGGCTACGTTCAACATTATCCAGAATGAATGGACCAATCCACTTTTCACCTATTGAACTGATCTTTGGTGATAAAGCTGCTGTTTGCTGGGCACTTAACTCTTTAACTTTTAACCAGTTAGCATTAACGGCCGCCGGATTTGATAACGTCATTCGATCATCAGCTACCGATAGAACACTGTAAGTGCCGTTTAAATCATAAGTCTGGCCGTTAAACGTGAATGAGGCATTGGTGATTTCTACACGGTCATTACTTACAAACTTAGTGGTTAAATCCGTATTGTTTGCAGATGCCCGAAGGATCTCGTTTGGATATGCAAAATGAAGATAGTTCGTACCTTCTAAAGACTGCGTATCTGCTGGACGGAGAACTTGGCCATTAACAGAAGTTTGATGCTGAACCGTTAGTGGCGGCGTGGTAATTTCGGTACCAAGCGAAAAATATGGCTCACCTGAAACAATATCTACACCTGGTCGAAAGACTTCTACCGATGCGCCGGCAATATCAACAATGTTGGTTTCACCATCATATGCACCGTTAATTTTATAGTGACCACGACCAATACAGCCCACTACATGCTCAACTTCAACGTTGTTTTCATATACCTTGTAAGGTACAGTAATCAGATCAGGGGTATCGTGAGCGGCACCATAAATATCAGCAATACGACCATTTACGCGAGTTTTATTTTCACGGTTTGATAATTCGTTATTTGCAGACGAGGATTGATTGTTATTCTGGTTGGTTTGGGTAATTGATGGTACTGGCATTAATAATGCAACAGCCACACCCATAACTATAGAGGCAACCACTATCCAAGCTAGAGTTATGGGGTCCATACCCTTGGGATTCTCAATTACAATGAAAGTGCCTGGCAAGAAATCGAGCTGCTTTAATTCATATGCATTCTTCGGCGTGACTTCATTCGCAAATGAAATTTCTGCATGATCCATATTGCTTGTGGTATGAAAAATACGGACATGCTCAGGCATATGGTCATATTTTGAAGTAAGCCATTGACCCAAAGTTTCGGCGTGTTCAATTGTTTTGTCTTCGGATAAAGGGTCTTGTTTATAAATAATCTTAATCATAGAAACTCACACGATTAAATCCAAATGCTTGAACGACTTGAATTGGCATCCATGAAACGCCTGATTCCTGCAAATGCAAAATACGCCCCAAACGAAAAAGCCCCACATGTGGGGGCTTGTTTCGGTATCTAGAGTGAAAGGCGACTATGCAGCCTTCCTTAGGCATAGGCAATGGATTTAGTAACTTCAATCTTGATGGCAGAAATACCTTCTCTTTGACGGGCTTCATAAAAAACTCAAGCGCCTCTCCTCGATCAATATCATATAGATCCATTGCAGCTTCATGCGCGAAGTGAACACAGTTGTAGTATTCCTCGTCATATTGCTTATCGAGCAAATGATCGTGACTCTTCATATAGCCCCCTTCAAACCACTAAAACGATCCAGTGCAAAGATATCTCCAGTCTTCGCAGTATTTAATCGTGGTGATTCAGCCTTGAATGTCACAGCTTTATGATTCATGGCAACACTGGAGAGTTGTAGACCTAGTAGATAAAACATTGGTGTATTCAAGTTATCTGAACTATAAAGGCGGTAATTTACGGTCGGCTTTACATTAGAATATTGCCCCTCAATTACCCGTTCAAACTCATCCGGCAAAATATCACCAAGCCCAGATATTGAAACGGTCAAAGTCTGGTCCAGATCACCGAGCATTCCGGATCTTTGAATTGTCATAGGAAGGTATTCGTAAAATACTTGCCCCGCGCCTTCATTGTGCTGAACATACACTCCACGGTCATCATTACGTACCACCCGGTAAGTATTCATAAAAGAAGGGTGTGATAGTTCAATACATTCCAGTTGATAAACATCTACTTTTCGATTGAAAAAGAATTTGGCATATTCGTTATCCATTAGACCTCCCAATCTTTGATAAGTGCCTGATCAGCGATAAGGTTAGGCTGGTTTTGAACAACTTCGAGCTGCGCGTTCACACGATATAAGTTGCCATTCACTTCATTGGTCTTGAACGAGTTGGGAATGAAGTTACATAAATATTGCTGACGTGTTCCCTGATCAATCACCAGATCCGCATAAAATGAAGCCGGCTTGCTTTGGTATACACGCCAGAAAGCCATCATTTTATTAAAATCGGATTTACTTAAATTCCAGTTCACATCGACAATATGACTATTACGTTTTACATCGATGTAATAGCGTCCACGACCGCCATCCATCTGCTGACGTTTCACATCATCACCCGGTGTTACGCCATAGCCGCTGGTCTGAGGATTTAGCTTTAACTTGTACATAACTTTCCTTCAGGTAATAAAAAACCACCCCGAAAGGTGGTTTTATTGATTAACGATTCCGTCTTGCTGTCGTATTCTCAGTCAAAGACCGACTAATGGTTGAGTTTGGATTTGCGATTTGGTCACTTACAAGTTTCGGTACCTTTCTTGGAAGCTGCTTATCCAGTTCATCTGTAACAATGATCCGGACTGTTTGCTCATCCAGTTGTTCAGCTTCAACTGTCGCCCCACTCACCTGATTAATCACTTCAATTTTGAAATTGATTGTCGGTGCAGCTGGCTCAATTGAAGGCATAATCTCAGCTTGAGGTCGAGCAGCTTTACCCATCGTGAAGTCTTGAACATCCTCAAGATTTGAGCGATCCTGAACTATACCATTTGAAGAAAAATAGACTTTACCATCATGGAATAGGTCAGAACTTGCCGAAGAAGCTAACTTAGGTGTGTCTCTATTACCTTTATAGATAATCTGAGTATCTTGAACTGGTTGATTAAAGATGTCAGCCTGCTTTTGGCTTTCTATAAAGGCATTAGAACTCATCAATGCACGGCGCATGACACTATCAGTCGAGGCATTGTTATTGATAAATGCTTCAGGGTTTGCACTCTTACGCATATTTTCAACTAACCCAACACCACCCCAACGGCGAATATCTTCTTGGGACCAGACCACCTCTCCTTTATGGACAATACCGGCAGGTTCATATTTTCTACCAGATCCAGTGTAACCACCATCTGAGAATCCAGCTATTGTTTGCCCAGCAATCAAACCAGCATTTGCATATCCCATAGCAAGCATGGCGGTTGAAGCCGCAATTTTTGCCCCAAAAAATGGGATCGTTGCATCAGCAGCTACTTGTGTAGCTGCCAAATGAGCAGAGATAATCGCAGAAGCAATAGCAAAGGATTGTTGAGCTATAAACATTGCCTTGAAAGAGCGTGAATTTTCACCACGCGCATCCTTAACAATTTGAGTTAAACCTCCCCATGTGCTTGAAGCAGATGAAATCATCTGACTGTATAATTGCAATTGACTGTCGTGATCTGCTTTTCTTGCATCAATCGCCTTCAGGTGGTACTCATTATCCATTTGCTGTCTTGCTTCTTTGAATACGCGCTCCGCCTCCAATCGTTCCTGATAACTAGCTTTTTCAGACTCCAAAACAGCTGCAAGATTATCTTTCAACTTTTGATAAGTTTGAGCGTAATCTTCATCCAATACTTGCATATTAGTTTGCTTGGGCTTGGTGTAGTTTGTCGATTTAAGAAACTGACTAGAGGTATCATACTGATCAATTGTTGGATTCCCCACACCATTACGAATAAAATCAGCCTGAAATGCACTCATCTTCCTTCTACGCTCTTCAAGATCAGTGATTTTTGATATTTCATCATACTCAAGCGCATAACGTTTTTTGATACGCTCCATTTCTCCCAGCATGAATTGCTCAGCTTGAAACAAACGTTGCTCTTGAGCAAGTTTTAGTAATCCTAACTCTTGCTGCTTTTGCAATTCCAGGCCATCTAAAGCAACCTTTCTTTGATCTTCAGAGAGTTTGCCTTCAGCAACTAATCGCAAAGAATTGATTTCATATGTGTACTCAAGCTTTTGCTTCTCAGTCCACTTATAACCATTTACTTCAAAATCAAATTGCTTCTGAGCTAACTTATCTTCAGCATCATAACGCTCATTAATTTTTGGGATTAAATTTGATTGACCTAAAATGGTTGCTTTGTTGATTTCCTCCTCACGTTTTTTGCTTCTAGCAACTGTTTCTGAATCATATGTTGCTTGGAGCTGCTTAATTTCCTCAAGAGTTTTTGCACGTGCCTTATATGCTTCATCTTCGAATTTCGAAAGATCACTAATTGCTTTTGAGGCTGCTTCGGGGTTATCCCCTAAAATTTTACTAAGCTGATTATAGTAAGAGTCTTGTTTGGCTAAATGCTGTGAAGCTTTAGCTTTGCCAAGCTTTTCCCGTCATAGTCCCAGCCAACAAAATTTTTGGCAACAATTCTCTCTAAACTTCGATAGTCTAAATCGTCATTAAGAAGAGCTGCTTTAGATTTACTATAACTTTTATCGGTCATCGCCTCTTGCACAGCATGTTTAGCCATTGCATCCAATGCATCTTGAGTTTGCTGGATTTTACCGTTTTTATCCAAGACTCCTTGCCCTTGTAAAGACTGCATTAACTTAGTTGAGCGACTTTTTTGCCATGATAAAAATCCTGTGTTGGTATAACCATTATTGGCATCTTTGTGACTACCAAACATTGCCTCATTTCTAAAATCAGTCTCTCGTCCAACTTGAGCTGTCATTACACGAGCTTGTTTATCGCCTAAGCCTGCATTACGGAAGGATTGGTAAACCCGAAGCATATTTCTCACTCGCTCATTATTCCCCGCAAGTAGAACAGCTTGTTTGGCAGACTCTTTGGTTTGTTTTTCAACCTCTTTTGTTTGCTTTCTGGTAGACTCAGAAATGCTTTCTTGTAAGTCCTTGACTTCCTTCTGCTTCTTATACCAAGCCTCAAAAATTGCATATTCCTGACCAGTTAAACTTCTAGTCATCGGAATTTTATTGTCGGTATAAAACTCTGATGCCGCACGCGCCTTATCAAGACCCTTTTCGCCACCACCAAATGCCTTAGTGTTTTTTATAAGAAAATCATTTTTCAGATTATCTTTGTTGGCATTGTCTCGTAATTTATTTAGCTTTTCTTGTGCAGCGACTTGGTTATTTAATTCATTTGTTTCTCCTTGTTGAGCACCACAAGTACAGTTTGATGTTGTTTTAGGTACTCATTACGCAAGTCGTTTTGTTTCTTCAGCTCAGCATTAGCCTGATTTAACGCAATTTTAGACTGATCCGTTTTAATGGCATATTCTTGCAATTTCTTAATGTTATCAACCGGAACTTTGGCGGTACTGTTGAACTTACTCACAGCATCAGTTGCTGAAATTTGATTTAAAGAATATGCCTGAATTACCTTATTCAACGATTTAACTTGTTCTTCACTACCACCATTTAACCGAATGAATTCCAATTGTGCTCGTAATGAATCAAGCATTTGTGTTTTCATGTCAGTGAAATTTTGAGTAGCGACTTTTGTTAAGTTTGTTTGAATTGTTAATTGCTTAATTGATTCGGCCGTTACCTCAACATGTTGTCCAGAAGTAGCATTTAAGAGTTTTAGAGCAGTATTACCCTGCTCAATCTTATTTTTTGATTCTGCTACTGCACTAGAGAACTCAATAAGTTTATCAATTTGAGTCTGACTAAAACGACCAGATGAAATCATCTTTTTTAAGAGATCACCTGCATCGCTTGCACCTGTAGCAATAGACTTAATGGCATTTTGATAATCTTCATAATCACTGCCAGATAATTTAAATAATTCCTTTTGGATATAAGCAAAACGTTTGATAGCTCCACTAGCATCATCAATTGCATCATTTTGCTGCTCAATCTCTTTGCGTAACCGCACACCCTCTGTTAATGCTTGCACAGTATTTAACTTTATGTACTTATCTGTTAAATCACTAACCGAGTCAGATTGTGTTGCAAGAGACTCTTTGACTTCATCCGAACTGCTGCTTAGTAAATAGAAAGATGCGGCTGTTGCTGCAATCGCTAAACCCATTGGGCTAAAAATCGCCATAAGCGCTGACTTTGCCAAAGCTAAACGACTTGTAGCAACAGATTGCGCTGTTAAGGCTGCTGATAATCTTGCAGATGATGCTGATTGAGCTGTTTCTGCGGCAGCAACCTCTAACGCAACTTGAGCTTGTAATCGTCCTAGCTGAGCCATTCGTGTGATGGTAGCCGTGCGACCTTGTTCAGTGATTTGGGCTTTTAAACGAACTTTTCGAGTTCTATTTCTGCCATGATCTGAGCATGAGTAGCTTTGATGTTCGTTAGTGTCACCTGCGTACTTTGTGCTTCGGCAAGCGCAGATTCCACTTCAGCTTTTGCTGCTGCAATATTTGCATTACGTTCAGCAATTGTGGCAAACACTTGTTTGGTTGACGCAGCAATACTCGCTTGTACAGCAACCGTTTTTGTTAAAACGGCTTTTGTCATTAAGCCAATACCTATGGCAAATGCACTGTCTGCAATTAAATTCAAATTATTTGCTAATAACTGAATCGATCCTGATAAAGCCTGTGCTGCTCCGCTTCCTTTACCAGCCTCTCCTACAAATTTAGTAATTTCATTATTAAGTAGAGTTAATGATTGACCAATTGTAATGTCAGTTTTAGCAAAAGAGCATCAACTTCATCTTGGACATTTTTAAGCGCTTTAACGATTTCTTGTGAAGTAATTTTTCCTTCAGCCGCAACTGAACGCAACTCTCCTACGGTGATCCCCATGCCTTGAGCAATAGCCTTTGCTAGAGCTGGTGTTTGTTCCATAACTGAGTTGAGTTCTTCACCACGTAATGTACCGCTTGCCAAAGCCTGCCCGAATTGTACTAAAGCTGCATCAGCAGCTTCTGCGCTTGCACCACTGATCGCAACTGCTTTTGATACTGTTTCAGTTAGTCGAGCAGTGTCATCCATTGTGAGGTTTAAAGTTTTGGCATTATCACTAAAACGCTGGTAGACCTGTAGAACAGAATCCCATGCTGAATAGGTTTTTTGAGCAATTCGGAAAGTGTCTTCCGTTGCTTTATTTAGTTCAACTTGATTGTTAGTGACTAACTTAAGGCGATTTTGTAATCCAGTATATGTATCCATCTTTGAAATGGCTGAACCTACTGTTAATAAACCAGCCATGTGTCCAGCTAAAGCTCTGGTGGCTACAGACAAGCTGTCCATAGACTTAGATGCAAATTCACCTTTACGCTCAATGCTATTGAGCTCATTGCCTAGATTACGCGCATTACGTTCAGCATTTTGCGAATCAATAACAATGACCAAACGGGATTCTTGTGCCATCTTTACTTTCCTCTAGGCAATAAAAAACCGCCAAAAGGCGGTCATTAATCAAAAATAAAAAACCTGATCTAAGTCAAATTTTTAACAAATCATTTTGAATTCATTTCAATTTTTCTTTACATGCTGGTGTTGCCAAAGATAAATCATCATCTTTTTTCATTTCATAACCACCACCAATTGCATAATTTAATTTCATAGAGTTGAGTGTTTCATTTTGCACTTTCCAGAAGCTGCCATCCTGTGAATAGAGTTTATCATTTGATTTTTTAACAGACATTACTCTCGCTGTTCCCATTCCATCCTGACAAATAACACCAGTTCCATCGGAATTTAACTTTAATGTTCCTACTAATCGATCATATTGCCCGGTCCAATAACCGCTATTCTGAACAGAGGTGGCTTGCACTTCAAAAAAATTAGCAGTAGACATACACCCTGCTAAACCTAATATTAAACCTAATATTAAACCTAATAAAATAATCTTTTTCATATTCCCAAACCATTATCTTTGAGTAAAATTTAACATGTAGCGTGTTTATTCTCTAGTTTACTATTTTAGTATGAAAGCAACCAAACAAGCAGAATTAAACCTATCACCACGCAAGTCGCTGCAATAAAGAACCCTGAAACCGAACTCCTACATCCTTCAGTTTTTGAACTACTGCTAACAGGTGTTGCACTTATTTGGCTATTCGTCTTTTCATATTGAATAACTTGCTTCTTCTCGGGCTTTTTTAATGGAGGAGGAATCCCAATATGTTCTTCCTTTTTTTTCTTGCGTTCAGCCAAAAACTTATTATTTATAGCGTTCTTATTAATTTCTGGGATTTTTGTAATAGGCTTTTCCTCAATTTGAGGAGAAGTAATAGCTCCTTGTTTTACGTCTCCAGAATTTAAAAGGCTGCTTGTGAAATGTTGCACTGACTGATAATCATAACTGGGAAAAAGGTCAAGCCCTTGTTTAAAGTTCTCGAATCCACCATCTTTCTTTGCTCTTTTATAGTAGATTCTTAGCCTATCATCGTTACTGTCATTTTGGGGGTTCTCTAGCCTACCTACCTTATAAACATAAGCAATGTGATACAAAGCTTGTAAATGCTTACCTTCTCTTCTCAGTAAATTGCCCATTGTGATGTGCACAACCGCATCAAGCCCCAAAGTTTGCTTTTCAGTAAAATTACATTGTTTTGCGTGCTGAAAATAATTTATTTTTTGCTCATTAAGATGACGCCAAGCATCATCAAATCTCTTTTCTTTAATGGCTTGTTCTGCTTTGTGCTTATGTTCAGCGGCAGGCCCAAGATAGTCCTTAAGCATAAAAATACCCTCATATTTGAGGGTAATTTAGCAAACTGATCATTAAATGTCACATAAAGGAAAACCACCCGAAGGTGGCATATCTGAACTGTTTCACAATTATTTTGGATTAATAAAGTAGAAATAAACCACCACAACTATTAGTAAAATAATGGCTAGTTTAAGGTAGGTCCCTACCGTATTAAAACTTTTAATGAATTTTAGAATATTCATAATTGACCTATTTTTTGGGCTTAGTTGATATTTTCTTATGGGCTTCATCTAAAAACAAGTTATCCAATGCAAAAATACAGTCATTAAAAATATGAGCAGCCACTGGCAAATCATTATGCTCTGCATAGACATTGATTGCCTGCTGATCTAAAGATAAAGGGATACCCTGCTCATATCGTCTGGATCTGCATATAGTGCTAAATGCCGAAAGAATGGAATCAGCCGCATAAGAATACTCTGGCGGATCAGGAATACGACCACCTAAGAACTTGATTTGTTCGATTTCGTGCGGCGTTTTTGACGCATAGGTCTTTTGGTACTTATAGAGTTCGATGACTTTCCCAGAATTAAAGCCTTATCCTTGTCGGCTTCTTCCTGAATCCTCTGAGCCTGTTCTTTAATAAATAGCCAGATCGAAATACCAATATCACCAAGATTAAGAAGCTTTGAGGCATTCTCAGGTGTATATGGCTTTTCAGACTCAACAGTTTTACCGTCTACGATTTCGGCAAATACCACACCTTTCCAGTCTTCAATTAAGTGGGCAGCACACGCATCCATTAAAAGCTCGTGATAAAGCTTGGCATTTTCATCTTTGACCATCACATCATAGCCTTTAGACGAGATCTGGTTTCCTGCACGTTCAATAGCTACCTGAAAAGGCTTATAAGCGATACCACGGACTTTAAATTCTGCCTGTACCTCTCCATCAGCACCTTTGTATTCGCACCATTTTGATACGTCCGAGCTTTTAATAATTCCGACTTTTAAAGCCATAGCAACCTCTAATTTTTAGAAATAAAAAAGCCCATGGGATTCCATAGGCTTTGTTACTGAATAAGTTGATTACACAAGAGCGCGTACAATTGTTGGCGCTGTACGAACTTGGGCAAAGTTGATATCTACAGTAATGATGTCGTCACCACCGCCATCCGGGTGATTGGCTTCCATGACTTCCAGTTGTGGGAAGTTAAATGAATATTTACTTCCTTTGCTGTCTCTGATGTCGAAGGTCAGTGTAAACACATCACGGGTTTTGATTGCATCAATCCAACCAGCAGCTGTGGCCGAGAACATGAATGAAGCATTCGCTTCGATATCCATCATCTTCTCTAAATAAAACTCTGGAGTGTATTTACCAGATCCGATACAACGGATTGCTTCAAGGTTATTGTTAATAGAAATGGTCAAAGACTGTAGACACGCTTTACCTTGAATAGACTGACCATTAACTAGCAAGTTTTCAACGTTTGGCATGCTGACCAGTGGTCGTGTTGAAGCTGCCACCGGATTCACTACAGGGTTAGTTTGCTGACGAGTAAACGAGCTACCTACAAGACCAAAGTTACCAGTAATTTTTCCAGTGGTCTGGATAGTAATTTCACCAGAATTAACCTGTACTCCACGATAAATAAAGACTTGGCCAACATCTTCGAAAACTTTAACCAGCGTTAATGACTTACGTACCGTACCACCAAAACTTAAAGCGTTACCCGCCCAATTATTGAAGGCTAAAGCACTTAGGAATAGATCAAATGTTCCAAGTGATAATTCAAACTCTAACTGACCTGCTACTTCTGCTTCAGTAACTACCCCACCTTGTCGAAAACGTGAATCAACCACTTCACTGCTTTCTTCAGTAGAAACATTTTCAGATAAACCATCACTTACACGGCGAACTGTGTACCAGATCGGGTTTGCTGGAGTTGTTCCTAAAACTGCTTCTTCACAAGCATATAATCGAATTTTTGCGCCTGAACTCATTTATGGTTCTCCAAAATTTAGGCAATAAAAAACCCGCTTTTTAAGCGGGTTATTAAAATGTTTCGTCTGTGTCTGAGATTTCTGGCGGTTCCACCCCAACCATTGCAGCGGCTACAGCCTCGGATAAGTTTGTAGGTTGGAAATCAAAAGGTGTTTCAGTTGTAGGCGGCTCAGGCTCTGGTTCAGGCTCTTCATGCAAGCGAATGTCAATCCAACGACCTTCAGGAATATCTGTTGGTATTTCCAAGTCTGCAACTACAGCAGCAAGTTCAAAATCAAACTTACGTTTGTAAGTCTTGATGGATAGATCACCATTTTCTAAGGTGTCATACACTACAGCGACAATTGTGTTGCCGTTTGCGTCTTTAGGTACTTCGATATACCAACCTTCTTGAGCAAAGCCTAAAGAGCCTTTAAGTAAATAGTCGCCTACATCGACTTTCTTAAATTCAATAGGCTGCTTTTCTGCATCACTATTTAGCTCAATATGATCCTTAAATAACTTCACAACTGGTGATGCTGACTTTAAGAATCCATTTGCATCGACTGAGGTATTGAAGCTGGTCTTTAAATGCCCCCATGCTGACCATGCATCAGATCCAGCACCATATCGATATGACATTTGGTGCCCTAGCACACCTTTGAAGAATTGCCATGAATAAGTTCCGTATGAGCTTGACCCCAAATATGACATTAATGATCCATAGCGATTCGGCATATTTAAAGGGTTATTTACATTACCGCCCTGCCAATCACCATTCGAAATAAATGCAAACTTGTTATCGCCGAGCGCAGCAACCCATTGAGAGACTGATACCTTGTCAAATAATTCACTAGTTTTGCTACCCGAGAATCCTTGTGTACCATTATCACCCAACCCAAGAACTAAACGAGCACCTGCTGCAGAAGAAGCACCCGTTCCACCTTGTGCAATAGAAAGCACTGTAGTTAAGCCTTTGAGTTCAGTAATGTCAGTATTTACACCTTTTCCAGCAGCACCAAGATTATTTCGAGCTTCTGCTGCAGTGGTTGCCCCTGTACCACCTTGAGAGATTGCCGCTGTTCCTTGGACTTGCGAAAAGTTGGGTGCTAGATTGGGAATGCCAGAAGCGAATGGCAGCATAAATTGCCGCTTGCCCTGAGCTGAGTTCAACTGGAACGGTCGATGGTCCCAATTAAATTTAAATACAAGATTTGCCATTATGCTGTTACCCCATCAATCACTTGGAAAATCAAAGTATCTGTATGCTGGGTAACTCCATTCACGACAGCCTTAATATCCATCTGGCACAGACCTAAAGGCCAAGCAGCTGTGCTTGCTCCAGATTTCACATTAAGCCAACCCTTTTGTGTGCTCTGGCTTAAAGCTGCACAAGTCAAAGTTGCAACCACTGTTCCATCCACCAACGATTTAACTTGCGATGTAAACGTGTAGCCTGTTAGATCGATGGCACGGCGAACATCATCAGGTGGATACTGCAGGGTTTCATCCATATCAACCAGCTGCAAGTTCAAGTTGAATGTGTCACCACGCTTAAAAACAAAATTGCTCATAAGTGATTCCTATAGACATAAAAAAACCACCGATGAGGTGGTAGTGAAAGATTGGTTTGTTATGTGCTTTAGTTAACTAAAAACTTATTGATACATTGTATTGAATGAAGTCAGCATCTTTACCCGCATAAATAGATTGGCCATTCAAACATTCTAAGTGTTCGATTGTGAAATATTCAAAATGAGCAAGTAATGCATCACTCAATTTTGTGATTTCAATTATTCCTGAATTGGGACGTGCAAAGCATTGAATCATGATATTACCGGTACGGCGAGTACATGGCTTATCTGCAATGCCAGAAGTAAAACTGGGACCACCTGCAATCGTTAAGCGGCACCAAACACCATCTTTAGGTACATTAAAGCCTGGTAAATTTGGATACTGGATTCTGTCTTGCGTAATACCGGTAAAAGCTTGCATACGATCGATAATAGCTTGCCTTGTCTGCTCTAAAGTCATTGCCATTTTAGCCGCCATACTTCTGAGAAATAAAGGTAAAGGTGGTGTTGTAAATTCCTTGTGGTGCTTGATCAGACCACCCATTTTCTAAGCGCTCTGCATAAGGCTGGTTGTTCTGGATATAAACTAAATTGCCCAACTTAAACTTCACGGCTTGAATAGCTGCATCCTGAATAGCATTTGTTTCAGGTCCACGGACACCATAATCACCAGATCCAATTGAAACGATATGCGAAGCACGATAAGCGCCAGTATCAACAGGACTTGAAACCACTAAAGACTGAACAGCATCCATTGTAATTTTCTTTACCTTTTCCTCTGCTGTTTTAGCCACATCAAAACTAAATTCAGTTGGCTTTTTCCCCTTCCATCCCATGACTTTTAACCTCGTTGCTGCTTAGATATTGAATAGGTATTGCGCAATTGCATAAACGAAGCTCTTTTGATTTTTCATGTCACCTCAATTATCAAAGCAAATTAAGTTTGTAAAATGGAATTTTGTACATTAACAACCTGAAGATCAATTTGATTAGACAAATCCTCTAAATCTTTGAGTTTTATTTCTAAAATCCCCATATACTTTAAATATTCATTATTATTGTAATCCCTATTTATAAGATTTTTATCAACTGCAATTTCATAAGAAAAATATTCAAAAAAATTCATATCATTCAATATCTTATCAACAAAATCCACAAAGTTAGATTGTAAATTTTGAAACTTTTTTACTTCTACATTATCAATTAAAAACTGACCATTCATTCTTTTCAGTTTTATAAGTTGCCATTGTATTGTTTGACGATCCTCTCTATTTCTAAATTCTTTAATTGGAAATTCTTTTTCCGTAATAATTTTGGCATTGTAAAAACCCAATCCATTTTTAATATCGTATGATAAATTCTTCAGATCTTCCAAAAGCTGAAGAGTACTTTTTATCCTGTGTTCAACTCTCCAATCAGTAAATAAAACGAAGGCAGCAATTGGAGCAAGAAATGCTGCGCCTATTGTGAATGCATCTTTTAAAACTTCGTAAGCTAGTTTTTTATTTAGTTGATATGGGTACCATGGAAATGAACTTAAAATAGTAAAACTGATCAACAAGTAAACTACTATTCCACCGCCAATAAAATAAAAAACTCGCTTAATTTTATCTTCTAATTTTCTAATAGCCATACATCCCCCTACTTTAGAAGGATATTAGACCAAGTATTTATACCTTCCTCAACTGACATTTCCAAATAATAGAGGCTGGATCCTGCTGGATATGAATTACCCGGAATGAGCCTAAGCTTGTTAACCATTCATCATCAATTTTTGGAGTCATAGTTACTTCATTTTGAAGCACGGTCGCCTTTTTATCCGTGGCCAATACTCCAAGCGTTTGTATTTCATATTGACTGTATGAGCCAAAAAGAACACCACGGCCAGAATAGTTTTCTTTAACTTCAACATACGTTTCAGTCTTAGGATCCCAATTTGTTTTTGAGATCCGCTCACATGTAAAGGTATGAACGGCGTCCGCCAAATCATCATTAAATGCTTCAGCAATGTCTGCCTGAATTTCGTCACGTAAGCCCATATCATGCCCTGTAAAGTGGTATGCCAAAGCCATTAAAACTTGCATTTGGATCTTTCAAATCAAGCGAATCAATATAATCAATTGCTATCTGTTCAAAGCTAGAAATCGCTTCAGTACCTTCTTGATACTCTTTTTCAGATTCGACTGAATCAGCTTTAACTTTCTTTCGTTTAAGCAACTGCTCTTTGCCGTTATAAATTACTTTGGCCAGAATTCCTTTGATAATTTCACAAGCCGCGTCTTTAAGAAGTGGATCAATTGGATCTGGTACAAAACCAATTCTGTTTTTCATCCATACATTAGCCAGCTTTACCAGACGAGCTTTATCACTGTCTGGTGCAAAATCGCTGCCCAAAATTGAATTTGCGTCATCTACAGTAATAAAGCTCATTGCATTATTCCTTAGGGATTAATTTAAGAAGTTCTGCTTTTGTTGCTGACGGCTTGTAACCAATATTTTTACTAGCCAAATACTCTTTTAATTGATCATTTGACCAGTTTTCAAAATCATTAGCTGCCGTTTCTGTAGCTGGGTTTTCTGCCGATTTTCCAGCTTCCAATTCAACAATACGTGCTTGCATTGCGGGAATATCGTTTTTAAAAGCTTCAAATTCAGTTTTTATACCGACCACTTGAGCTTCAGCATCTTTGAGAGCTTTATCTGCTAAGACTGCTGCATCTTTTAATCGTGAATTCTCAGATAACAACTCTGACTGGTTGCCGCCGGCCTGCTCTAAGATGGCAATTTTCTGCTTAAGCTGAGTGTTTTCTTCAACTACCTTTTCACACTCAGCTTTTGCATCATCAATCACAGTTTGAAGTTCAGGGGTGACTCCTACCTCGACATTTACCGTGGCCAAAGTCGTTTTTTGTGGCTCTTCCAACTTACGAACTTCAACTGGAACTTCTAAAGATTCGTAATCCTTTTGAATCTTTGGATAATTACCGTAAATAATTACCTCTTTTGCTTTCAAATTTGGGTTTTCATAATAGTCAGGGTTAGCAATAATGCCCGTCTCTAATGCAGCAGCTGCTGCAATGCGTGTATAGATAATCTTCATGGCGCTTTTCTCTTAATAATAAAAAGAGGGCTTATTAGCCCTCTTACGGTTTTAATTTTTAGGTTTTAACCAGTTGTCGCTGTACCTGATAAATCAAGTAAGGTACCTGCTGTCATTTTGTTGCTGGTTGCATATTTAATCCAGTTAGCGCTTGAACCAAGTAATGTAAGGTCAGGATTTTCACCTTTCGATGTATCCCAACTATAACCAAGAATATCTAGGTTAAATGCACCTTCAGCACGCATACCGATTGCTAAGTTTTCTTCATCATTGATGTCATAAGCTCGGAAGCCCGGTACTTGTGATTCAGTTACTGTTACAGCACCATACTGCAAGCCAAAAGCATCGTTATCACCTACAGCATCCGTCACCAATACCGGCTTTCCTAAGGTTCCTGGTAAACCACCATAGATAACGATTTCAGATTCACCGTAAATTTGCTTAGTGATAGCATCATCGACAATATCGAAATATGTATCTGAGTTCATCACCCATAAGCCAATTCGGCCAAACTTATCACCAAACTTTCGCATACCACGAGTTAATGCTTTGCGGCCATCAACAACGATACTTCCTTTCGCAACCATATCGGGATTACTAGAAATAGCAGCTTTTAAAGAAGCTAAACTGTACTCTAATCGGCCTGCAACCAATGCATCTGCAAGATCGTAACCAACAACCATAGCAAATTCTTCTGGTGTACGAGCACGGCGCTTAAATGCCTCTTCAGTTGATGCATAAGGACCATATTTATATGGAATTTTTACACCTACAGACTCACCTGCACCGATTTTTTCCGGAGTTACTTTTGCATTGGAGTTCACATCGCGATGTTTAATGCTACCACCAACTTTGTAGAATGCATTTTTATTGAAGTCACCTTGAATGATTTCATTACGATAAATAATCGCACCATTGGAAGCTTCATTAAAACATTCAAATTGTCTTGTAATCGTTCTAAATAGGCTGTTTGAGCCAGTTGGTTGTAGATGATCATGTCGGAATTAACTGTCGTAGTCATAACTACTTATCTCCAAATATTTAATGATTAGTTCGGTAGTTTTAGGAAGGCATCATTGCCATGTTCTTTGATGTAATCTGCTTTCTGAGAAACAGACATTTCACTGCGTTTCATTCCAGTAGGTGCTCCACCTTTGCCCCCACCTTGAAAACCACCACCAGTTCCTTTACCACCTTTAAGAATTAAGTCTTTATGCTGGTATCCACCAACCAATGACTCTAAAGCTTCATCAACATTTGCAAGTTCACCCGGGCGGACACGTGAATAAATCTTTTCGCCGTTCGGATCATATGCAACCACCTTGCCTTCTTCGATTTTGAAGTGATGACCAAAGGTTGCCTGAACCATGTCCACAGGTACTGCAATGTTGTCTTGAATGTACTTAGAACGAGCAAAACCACCGCCGATAAGTTCTTTATGTAAAGAGGCTTCTAGAGCATCACGTTGCGCAACAATCGGGGCATATTTTTCCTCAACTGCTTTGATAGCTTCAGCTTTAACTTTCTCAACTTCACCGGCATCCACCAGCTTTTTATCATCGAGATTTTGGATTGTTTGTAATGCCTTTTTAGCTGCCGCTGGGTCTTCAATTCCTTCAAAAGCTTTTAATGCTTTTTCGGCTGCTTCTTTGGCTTCACGATGTGTTTTAGCTTCATTGTTTAAGCGTGCAATTGTTGCTACCGAGTGTGGTGCATCATGTGGCATTTCTTTGCCGTCATCATGAATATAGATCGGCTTATCACCGTCTACTTCCGCATAAACTTTACCGTCGATTGTTACTGTTTTAAGTTTCATTGGTCATCCAACCTATATATACAAAATGGGCATCCGCCCGGATTCGCCGTTAGCATCCGCTTTCGGCAGGCAATAAAAAAGCGCCCTTTAGGACGCTTCATTTCTATAAATGATTATTTACTTAAAGCTTGGCGTACAAATGCATCTTTTGCTTCAAGTAGCTTTCTTAATCCTGTGGATTTTTCAGGCCCGTCAGGAAGTTGCTCATCCATTTGCCGAGCTAAATCACCAATTGGCTTACTAACTTGCTGCAAATGTTCAGGTAAATGTTCATATTGGAAATATTGGATAATAGGGCTTGGCATTTTCTTCTCGCAAAAAAGCACCCGAAGGTGCTATGGTTAAAAATTAAGTTCTATTTGATGAGTGCAATTGCTTTTAATCTTTCAAAAGTAAAACCATAAATTGCCATGGCTTGAAACCTTAATTTGAAGAAATGGCACCAGAATTCATTTTGTGCTCAGAATATATTGAGCATCTGACATATTGATTTGCTTTTCAGGCATTTGTAGTACCTTTAGCTACGTTTACTTTTTATTCCAAACCTCTGATCTAGGTTCATCACCAACTAAGCGGATGCCTTGAGGACCACCTACATCAAATGTTGCCGTGATAGTCGCTGGACCCTCAAAAACACTACAATTCATTTTTACAGCGGTTAATCCAGCTAATGGAATACCTGTTTCCTCGTCACAAAGAGCAAGATGAGAAGATTTATCTGAAACTCTTTTAAGTACCAAATGTCTAACTTTTGATTCACTCATAAGCCAAACTCCATAAATGACAAAAGCGCCATTTGGGCGCTTATATAGGTGAAAATTGTGTCTTAAGTGAGTTTAGAATTACCTGTAATCGGCAATAATTACTCACAGTTAAATCCAGTTCCAACAAGGTCTTTTTTCAAATTTGAAACGAGATTTTGTTGTTCCTGCTGTTGTCCACTAAGATAATTTTTATCTAGAGTCTCTGCACCATCAATAGATTTATAAAGCTCTTTAGATTCCTCTAAATTGTCTTTTAAAAACGTGGTGAGGTTTAGTTTCGCCTGGGCAGCTCTACATAAATTATTTTTAGCTTCTAAACCTTGAGTAGCCTGTTTTACTTGACCAGTTGCAGGATCAAAAGAATATGCATTTGCCATTGCTGACTCCAAAGCTTCAGACAATCGATCATATTCTTTAAGATATTTTTGACTTGGTTCAGCTAAACAAGTGATGGAAATTAGGGTTAGACATACAAAAGCTATTGTTTTCATATTGTATAAATTCTGATGTTTTAAAAAATATAACATAAGAAAAATTACAGACCCAACTTTTTAAAAGCTTTTTCATCCAACTTTCTCAAATCATCTAAGCTATAGAAACGGCCTTCAGGATCAAAGAACTTATCAAAATCAAATTTCCCATCTTTATAGAGCTTAAAGCGCTTTGGCCCTAGCCACTCCCTTTGAAAGAAATCATCTGTTTTCTTAAAGAACTCTTTGAATGTGGTGTTTGCATCTAACTGTCCTATTAACTGGCTTCGCTCTTCTTTGGGGATGTCTTTAACTCTACGTTCGTCCATTACAAATGGCCGTTCGCCAACAAGTTGACCGTCCTTCTCGACCGGAACCAAGATACTGCGACAGTTAGGATGTAACGGCGGCACTCGCTTTGCCGGATCATTTATTTCCCACACTGAACCATCTAATGAAGCGCAAAGCTTCGAAGTTCGTCCATCTAAAACGCTAACAAATCGGACATATTCAAAGCCAATTTGGTTGAAGCTATTTAGATAGGCTTGATTAGCTACATGACTTCGCACAGTTCTTACGGTACGTTCAATATCCGTCTTGGTACCGTTTAAAATGCCATCCTCATAATTAAGCCGTTTGGTACCACGAATGCGCTGAACAATTTCTTGGTTAGTTTTGCCTGAATTAATACCATCTCTAATTGCATACTCAACCTTTTGGCGGGCACTTTCAGCAATTCTTGAAAGCAGATCATCGACAAGAGCGCCACCTGCCAACGGAACTTTTTTAGCGGATAAGAATAGTTTTTCCCCATCAGGCTTATTAATTTTTGCTCCATAGAGCTTAGCTACGTAATTGGCCTCATAAACAGCCAGCGCCGTAGCAGAAACGGCAAAAGCTTCAGGTAATGCTAAATTAACACTGGCAAACCATTGGGCAATCAAATCCCTAATTTCCCTTAAATTTGAAGTTGTATATTTACCACCAGCTAAAGCAACTTTCTCCGACTCATTAAGCTCATCCAATAAATCCCGAAGCTTAGATAGCATCTTGCTCGTATCATCATTGAATAAAGCCAATAACTCATTTACCGTTTTTGATGAAGCACGATAAAGATAGGCCTGGTGCTGAGTGAGTGCTTCAAATAGTTTTTTGATATCTGTTGCCATCTCACTCTACCTTTTGATTTAAAGTCCCATCTTGCTCTGCTTCAACATTCTGAAGCTCTTCTTCATATTTTTGTTTAGGGAACATACCTGTTTGGTTGTATTCCCACCATGATTTAAATGAAGATCGGCCTTGTAGAGCTGCTTCAAATAACTGTCGAGCTAACTCAGCTAAATAACCCTGCTTGTTAAATTCCTGACTAATTTCGAACATCAGTTCATCTTTAGTCAGAACATCAACATTGGGTACTACAAATTTAGCAGCCCAACGTAAAGCCATAGAAAAAGCTTCATTCATATTCACAACACAAAGTGAAAGAACGGAATGCTGCACGGCATCATCACTGTTAGATTCAGTAGCAGTCTTTTTAGCTGCGGAACCTTTTTCAATAAGTCGAGCACCCATTTCTTTCATCTGTTCCCATTTATCCTTCATAGCTTCCCGTGCTAATGTGTTTGGATCTGCTTGTACAATCCCCAAATCACCGTTTTCAGGTAAAGGTAATAGAACTTTCGCACCGATATAAATGCCACGCTTTTTAGCCTCGTCATACCAAGCCCAATTAACTCCCTTAGCATAAAACTGTGGTTGGCCCATATAAAAAACGGACTCTTGAAAGTCCGCACTATCTCTATAATGAGCTAAATTAAGATTAGCCAATGGGAGCAATGGAGGCTTTTTAATCTCTTCAGAGTTATCAATAGCCCCCACAAAAGTGAATGGAATATAAGACCAGAAATCCCCGTTATTATCAGTGGGATACTTCTTATCTTCGCCCTTCCATGTACCCTTGTCGCCTTTTGTGTAAACTTGAACTGTATAGATGAAGTTTCCTTCATTATCAGGCTCTAAACGAAGTACTCTGTATTGCTCTACCTCAGATTTGCTAAAGCCATCAGCGCCTCGTTCTGAAGTAAATTCACGGATGACCACCAAGCAAAGCTTTTTCTGGTTATCAATCATCATTGAATCCCAATTGATCACATCAATGGCATTCAATAAGTGAATCATCGGGTAGGCTTTTTGCGCTTTAAATTCCGCTAGATTACGAGCTGGTGGCACATCAGGATAATCAACATATAAAGCGCAACGATAATGCTTCAATAAGTGGCGAATTCCATTTTGAGCCAATTGATAAGTACTTAAACCGGCTCCATTCGCATTACGTTCTAAATGAGCAAGCTCGGGAGGAAATTTAAAACTTGGATCTGTTGCAAAAGCTGCTCCAACTAAACTATTTGATGTAGTCCCTGTTACTTCATAAAAGACTGCACGGGTAAGATAAGCCTCATAAGCGCTTTTATTTGCAGGTGATTTATCATGTGCATTTGGCATCGGCAAATATTTTTCACCTTTAGCCTTAACTGCATCTTCACCTTCACAAACATCATCAAGTTTTTGCCAGTATGGCAAGTTCTTAACATATTCAGCATGTTGAAAAGTTACATCACTCATCGAGCAAATCCCATATCAGCGAAGAAGGTTTCAAATCCTTCATGTAATTCATTAAAAGCGTCAGATCCACCATCTACCTGATCGTCATTTGTTCCATTAGGGAAATTCCGAAGTTCTTCAATAAAGGCTTTGTTCCAATCACCTTTAAGCATTCGAACATTCCCAACATTTACTTGAGCGGCAAAAGGCTGTGCCCGAGTGATCTTGTCACCCGATACTGGTTTTGCAACCACATGGTAGCCACTGAGAAGTTTTGTAAATGCCAGAGCTTGAGATTTCCCTGCTTGACCAGGGTCCTGAGGAATTCGAACAGTTACGTTTTTTCCGTCAAGCTCAGTGGTTTGCTTTAAGCGTTTATTTACATTGTCAGGGCCAAGCTGTCCTCTTGTAACATCGACAATGTAAGTAAAACCATCTGCACCAAGAGCTTCTCTAACACCTGCAGTAAAGTCGCCTTCATTCTCAGTAGCACCAAAGTCCCAAGCCCTTACTTGCTTCACTACATCAGCAGGTAAAGCATCCACAATTTCAATATTGTCAGGCTTAAAAAAACCGCCTGCTGGCGGTGATGGCATTTGACGATATTGCCCGGCAAAAACATACGGAGCAGCTTGCTCCATTTGCTTCAACTTTTGGATATTGTGTTTTGCCGGCCATAGTGCGGATCCGTCTTCTTGAATAGCTGAAAGACATAGATGCTCCCACACTTCACCATTTCCACCAGCTACAGGAACGCCGTCTTTTCTATCGCCTAACAACCAACCTGCTAAATCATCCTCATGCAAACGCTGCATGATGACGATGATCGGTGTGTCTGGTGAGTTAGTACGTGACTCAAGGGTGTTTTGAAACCAATCAATTACCCCTTCTCGAATTGTTTTAGAAGAAGCTTCATGCGCTTTGTGTGGGTCATCGATAATGATGCATCCACCAAACCCATCACGAAGTTTACCCGCACCAAAACCAGTAATCGTACCGCCTGTACCAGTCGCATAGCAGACACCGCCTTGAGAAGTCCTCCAGAAGTCTTTAGCCTTACTATCATCACGCAATGTGAGATCAGGAAAGACCTTTTTATACGCCTCCTCTTGTACGAGTGTTCGAATCTGAAAGGCATTATTTGCGGCAAGCATTGCCGAGTAACTGATATGAATGAACTCACAGTCAGGCTTCTTTCCAAAACACCAAGCCATAAAATTAATTACAGCAATTTCAGTTTTAGAATATCGTGGTGGAACGTTAATAATTAACCGCTTTATCTCTCCGCGATAAACTTTCATCAAAGCTTCACAGATTTCTAAGTGGTGCCAGTTCTGCATCCATTTATAACCACGGCGCTCCTTAAACATGTACCTTGTGAAGAAATATAAATCTTCTTGCGCCTCGATCCGGATGGCTTTATCCCGAGCCGCATCAGTACTCATCTAAGACTTCCCTCCGCGCTTTTAAGTAATCTTCCATTGGAACTGGAATTTCTGAATTAACTGTTTGGACTGGTCCGCCGTCTTTGCCTGTAATTTCTTGGCGATTAGTAAATTGACCACCAATGTCTTTAGCGGCTTGCTCAAGAATTTTTAAGGCTGTTTTAACGTTTCTAGTTCTATCAAGCTGTCTTTGGTATTGCTTCAGACGGTAGTACTTATTAGCAATAGGAATATCAATTAAGCCTTCATCAAATTTCTCTCTGGTTGATTCAAAAAGCTCAACAAATTTCTTGCTTAAGTTTCTGCCCGAATATTTTGTTGGATCATAGCATTCACATTGGCTACGACTAATATCAACTCCAAACTCTTGCTTGACCTGTTCAACCACTTCTTGAGGGGTATCACGGCATGCAAGAGCTTGAACAATAAATATTTTCACAGGCTCTTTTAGTGCTGCCATAAATTCCCCTTCGTACAGCTACGTACAGCAAACAGGACAAAAAAAAGAGCCAAAAGGCTCAATTGATTACACAATTTCCGCAGCATCTTGAAATATCAAGATTCGAAACAAACGGCGGATTTTTTGCGACTTCAATAAGTCGCTTAACATTTTTGCTTGGTCCATAACGTTTAACTACGCCAATAAACTCTTCAACGTCATGACCTGCAAGATAGTGCTTAGGAAGACCAGAACTATCGCTATAAACAATTTCTCCGTCCTCGTCTCTCATCACTCCAATGTGATAAAGCTCATGTTCAAGTAAGTAACAGAACTCTGTATCGTTTGCACGCTCACAGAAAGAAGCGTCGACAGTTATTAAGTATGTTGGCACAAAGCCGAACCAGTCTCGCATCTGTTGCTCTTGTCTGGCCTTACGCCATCCACCAACATTGAACATGACTTTTTCGCACTGGCCTAACACCATAGCTTGCTTGCTTTTATATGCAGAAGAGGCCCAAGCAAATGCTAAAAATTCTTCATTATCGTGAAGCAGCTCAGCTATGTGATCATGATCGGGGTTATAAAGAGGTCCACCAATAGTTAAGTAATTAGCCACAACCCATTTCTTTAGGTCTGGAGCCGGTATTAAACGAATTGCTTCCTCTTCTTCTGCCTGATCCATAAAATCAGTTGGAGGAAATGGTCTGATCTGATTCATCTTCAATTCTCGCTAATTCACTTTTTATCCAGTTGATGACATATCCCGACAAAATAGAATCTGGATGAAAGCGCTCTATTTTATAACCCATCTCTTCAGCTTGATCATATCGATCAAGACTCCATGCTTTATTTGCCAGCTTTCCACCACGTCCACCAGACCAGGGCCCACCCTCAATTTCAATGAGCAAACGCAATTTCACAATATGAAAATCAAAGCGCCAGTGTTTGGTATGGATCGGTTGAAACTTACTTTCAAAACCAATAGCTAAATCAGTTAGTTCTTCTTTTAGAGTTGCTTCAGCTTCCAAATAGTTTTGCTTGGCTTTTGGTAATGGTGTGCTCTTTGGCTTGGGTTTCCTTTCTTTTTTCCTGGTGAGCATAAAATACTCTTTACCGTCCATATTTCACCCATAAAAAAACCGCCCTTAGGCGGCTTTTGTAGCTAATTTTCAAACCATTTACTAGCATTAAGAAGATTTTGGTATAAATTGATGTTATTTATAATTTCTTTATACTTTTCAATATTTGATGTTTTCCCGTTAATTTTAGCGCTATTAACAAATTCGTCTGTGATTACCTTTGTCATTTCTTCTGGGTCATCAACGCTAACTAAAGGATTTGCTTCTAAATTGGCCCCATATCTTTGAACTAACTCTAAATGTTTACCTGTATGTAATTTCAGTAATGGTAGTATCTTATTCCTTAGTTCTTCATTTTCTACTAACTCAGCATCCTTAATATCTTTGGCAACTTCGAACAATTTAGCTCTACATGTAAAAACTGAATCACCACCAAAGAGGTTGTCTGCAGCAAATGCTGACTCAATTCTTAATTTGAAGTGCTCTACTTGCAATTGCTCTAACAGTTGCTCTGACTTCTCATTTATCTGTTGAAGTTTTACACTATTCCCAATCAAAGTAATTTCAGATATTTTTTCAAAAAAAATAGCTATAAATGAACCAACCAAAAAAACTGTAGTTAGTACAGTTAAATCCCTAGAATCAATTAGCTCATTAACCCTTAAACATATAATGCCCGCAATAAAAATTAAGAATAGAACAAACACTATCACAAGACGTTTTGGCTTAATCTGATTCATTATAATCCATTCTTGGTTTAATTACTTAATCAAATCATAACACCATTTCAAATCATCAGGCGTTTCCAAATAACATCCGTTTTTATTGCAGAAGGCGTGAATGTCGTTAAGGTATTCAGTGAATTGAGCTGTACTTGCATCTGTAGTGCTCATTAGCTCGCATAGGCCGTTTGCTACATCTTGGTATAGAGGATGCTTAGAATCCTTTAGTTCTCTAACAGCCTTGAATGTTTTCTTGTATTGGCCAACGTCATCACGGTCATAGATTTTTGCTAAGAAGTTCTTCTTAAAGAACAGATGCTCATAGTCTTTTTCTGTTCCCTGCTTCTTAGCCCATTGATTAAGCCACATCCAGTACAAACGGTTTTGAGCTTTTGAACGATCTTTCTCTTGTGGTGCAATCAGTACGACCAAAGGCTTCCCTTCACTCGCTGCCTTTGCATGATTATTATTCAGATAGCCAATTACATAGTTGATGTCAGAATGGTTTTTGATGACGAATCGTGGTTCCATTTTGACCTCGCAATAAAAAACCACCCGAGGGTGGTTTAATTTAATTTTTATCAAAACCTAAGTATATTTTTTGAACGCACTCTGCATTTCTTTAATAAATTGATTTGTGTCCAAAAAGTAGTTTGGATAGGCCTTCTTAATCGCCTTCATGTCACCCACCGAAACAAGGACAATGTCTACATCATGTTCCTGTTTTACTTGCGACTCCAAAGTGGCATACATTGTTTGAGCAATTTCCTCCTGAGCCTTGGTAAATGGAATTACATTTACTTTCCAGCTATTTTCCTCTTGCTTGAGAATTAATAGGTGGTAAGCATGTCTACTATTTGACGTAGACTCAATATGTTTTGCCGATATCTGCAACCATTTTAATTTAGTAAAGATTTGAAGCCGTTGCTCGATATCTTTTGCTTCAATCGCGATCTCTTCTGGAGTAGATTTTGAAAACTCTTCAACAACAGGTGTGCCTTCTTTAATAGAAAATAAAGCACTACTTAGTTTTAGAAAGCGTCTAATCTCATCACTTCCGAAGCCAGATTTAATAGATGCATTCTCAATTACTCCCAATGTTTCTACCGCAGTCGCCCAAGAGTGTTGCAAGGCTGTACGTATTTGTAACTCGATTTTTAAACCATCAAGCCCACTGTGATCTCTACTTTTATAGGTAAAAACTTGGTGGATACTGCGATATCCATCACTTTTCGGATTTTCTATATAATCATGGCAAGGCACAATCGGAACGTGGTTAAACCTATTATTTCGCCCCACTAGTGCTTCATGTAATTTCCTAACATCAGCAATACTTGGCAAAATAACCCTAACTCCGCCAATATCTTGCATTCTGGCTAAATTCATTCTTGGGTTTCTTTGCAATTTAGAAATAATTGATGGCATACGCTTCAATCTTTGCGCAACCGTAAAATCTCTAAACTTTAGCTGTGTACATTTACTTCTAATGTTTTTCTGAAATACATCAATAGGGTAAGAATGGAGCGCTCTCCAATTATTTAAAATATTATAGGCTTCTATCTTTTCTACCTGAGTGGCTGTATCGCTTATAAGTGCAGCGCCAGCTCTTCTGAGAACATTTGTCCCAGGCACAACTAGTTTTGCTTCATCTATGCTCATAATAAACCCCTTTGGTGTAGAAAGAGTTTATCATAATTTTAAAAATGGCGATTAATTTTTTTTATAAACATATGTAATTATTTAAATTTATTCATATCAAAAAACATCCTGCTCTTTTAGCTCACTAATAAGAGCCGCCTTACCTAACATGCGCTCTCTAGATAACGTTTCTTTCTTTGTTTTACGGCCTAATCCGCGCCCACCACCTTTATTCCCGACTCTTTTAGACCAATACTCATAGTCACAATTTTGTGGCTTACTGCCTTTGCGAGTCCTACTCATTAAAACACCTCACCATCTTTAAGATTAAGCATCCGCTCTGTTTTTTCTAACATCTTGCTGAACCATTCTTTTGATTCTACAAGTTCCATCCCTCGGTACTGATCAAACCATTGATGACAGGTATGGCACAACGGAATAGTGTATTTATCATTTGCCTTGATCCCCTTGCCTTTACCATGTTCGCTGAAATTAGAATGAGCCGCTTGCGAGTGAGGATAACCGCATCTAACGCAGGGCAGCGCTCTTATTTCGTTTAGCCTCTTTGTCGAACGCATTTTCCAAGTTCTCTATTCTGGTTCTGAGAGTATTTACTTCACGCTGACATTCAGTCTTAAACGTATGGCTGCTGAATAAGTGGTTATAGTTTTCTAACCGGCTAAGATTACGTTTATAGATTTCTAAATTCTTCTTCGCTTCGATTGTGTCCATGTTCACACATCCTTAACTAATCTTTCAGCTACCACGATTGATACGTAAGATGAGTGGTTTACTCGTCCATTCTTAATAAACTCAACCTTCATGTGATTAAGTGCTTCAATTTCTTCTTCAAAAGCTTCGATCACATAGGCATCTAATTCTTTATTAAAATATGGATCTGCCAAATAATCAGATAATGTTTGCCTTGTATCTTTTGAAATCTGATTAACGAAATGACGTCTAGACTTTTCGTTATTCTCTTTATAGAAGTCACTTGTGTAATCTTCTGGACCAGAGTGATAAATCATTTCATAAATAATCATGTTCACCCCAAGAAATGCCAGAATATCCAAATTATTGCAGCACAGAATGCAAGCCAAATGCCGACCTTAAAACCATTAATGAACTGAGGCTCTTCAAAACCTTCCATGAATTCTTCATGCAGTTCATTGTGAGCAGTGTTCCACTCATAAATGTCTTGCTTCTCTTTGGGAGTCATATAGATCTGAGCTTGCTTTTTGTATGTGCCTTAGCAATCAGTCGCTTTGCTTTCTTTTGTTTTCGATTCATAATCACCCCAAAAAAGAAAACCCCGTCAAACGACAGGGCTACAAACACTTAATCTTTCCACACTTTCTGCATTCTTTCTGATTGAACATGTCAGATTCATATTCCCAAACATGAAAACAGAATACTTGCCTGATGATTCGGAGCATGTGAACCTCCAAAAAAAGCCCTACGTTTAAGCATCGACTAGCAATCCAGTCCAGCACATCGTAATCCAATGTTCTAAGCTTGTAGGGCATAAAAGCAAAAAGCCCATCAACTTAATGACAGGCTTTGATCTAGTTTCGCCTTCTTGCTTATGTTGCAAGGGTTACTGCTAGGTAATTAGGTGAGAACCCTTGAGGCTTACAGACTATTTCACTCTAGGGCGTATTTAATCTCGTTCGGCGAAAGACGCTGTAAGAATCCATCACCTAGTGAATCACGTATAGAAAATCCACTCTAACACAAATTTAGCACTTCGCGTCTGGACAGTCAAGTGATTATCCTGCTCTCTCACTTTTAATGAATGAAGCCTGCCCGCGCATGTAAGCAATGCCACAACGAATATCTTGATCTACTGAAGCTTTGCTTATTCCGCGTCTAAGTGCAATTTCCCTCAATGAATATCCACTAACATAATGTGACCAAACTAGGTCCAACCACTCTTGAAGGACTTCACTTGCATTGTCTTTGATATCCAACCATAAGCGCTGAAAAGCACGAGCCTCATTGTCATTAATCAAACGCCCTGATTTCTTTGGAGTTGGCATACGCCCAATATATTCACCATCATTCATGTAGACATTCAATAGCCACTCACGTTGATCTTGAGTAAGCTTCTTATCAGGTGTTGTTTTAATAATGGTTAAGCGGTTATTTGGGCAAGCATCACACCATGCACCAAATGCTCGTAACCATCCTTCCAATGTACGTTCTTTCCAATTCACTGTTTGCATAATGTGATTTACTGCCGCATTCATACCGTCACCCTTACTTGCCGTATTTCTTAATATGAGTTCTAACTTTTTCTCTGTTGGCTTCTCCGCTCGCTATCTGTTCATACATTTTTCTGGTCTGCCAAATGACATAAATAATGAGAATGGGAGAAAATAAAATTCTCAGGATGATTAGAAGCAGCTTTAAAGAAGCTTCTGCATAGTCTTTGAGGTCACACCACTGATCTTCGAACCAACCCTTTAGAAAGAATCCTTGCCATTGGAGTGTGAGCTTTAATGCATCTACATCTACCTTTGATTTCATACCGTCACCTTCTTCCCGTTCATTCCCCAGATCAACATGCCTGCGTCACGTTGCTCTTGATTCGTACGCCCTTGCCAGCCAGTTATCTTGTTAAACTCATCTGCATTGAGCTTTGATTTAGTTGGCTTCACCAGTAAAACTGCTAAGCCTAAAGCCTGAGCTATTTCTGCCAATAAGATGCCTGTTGCATGGTTCATCCCAACGCGTCTAGCAATCTGCTCATTCACTTGTCTTGAGTGACCACCACCTACTCTGAAGTTGGCTTTCTTATTTTCCCAGCCTGCTTCAATCACAACCTTCTTAATGCTGTCCTGTTCATTTCTGAATAGCTCAACAGTTTCAGGAAACGTCATATTTTTTAGTTGAAGATCATTCCCTAGAATGGCAACTCCCGACTTTTCCAAGTCAGGATCGATGCCAATGATGATTTGAGCATCTTTGAATGTGGTCATAGCAACACCTCAAAGTATTTACTGAACGTAGGGCCGTTGTGAGCGACATTAATAAGGGTTAAAGGTGAATCTGTTTTATAAAGATAATCACCTATATCTATTCCCCGATTCCCAACAAACCCAGACAATACAAAGTCTTCACCTTGCATATACACCTTTGAATCAGTACCTTTTAGGAAATCTTCTAGTTCCTCTGTGATTCCTTCAAACTGTATTGATTCATACTCTTGCGGGATTGTTCTTAGCTTCACTGTCCTTCCCCCTTGAGCGCTTGCTCTAACTGCGCTGCACAGTGGTAGCAGCCTTCTTCATAACCTTCTGTCCAATGAGTAGTTTTATCAAAAGCAATTTCATTCCATGATTCGATTAACTTAAGTGCCGCATCCACCCTCTTTTGCATCTTCAGCATGTTTATGCCTTGTTGAGTGTATAGGGCTTGCAGCTCCTCCACTTTCGCTTGCTGTTCTTGCCAAACTTCCCAGCGCCCATTAAGAAAAACGACTGATATCAAGCAACCATCTGCATTGACTTTGTATCGGTTTTCTTTTTCATCAAAATAGATAGAATCACTAAGTAACTCTTTGGTTTTAGAGCTTTGCTCAAACTCTTCTCTACACTTATCCATCTCAAACATCCTTCGATTGGCAATGTGGGCTGATGTGGTTTTCTATGTGGGAGTCGTCGCCCATATCATTGTCAATGCGGTGGCCTGCTGCTTTAACAACATGAATTGCCCATCCAGAACCCAATTTCGTACCATCTTCAAAAACAAGAATCTCAATCTCATATCTGTTCCACTTTGAATCGAAACACGGCTTGTACTCTATAGCTGCTACCTTACCCATCCATGCAGAAGAATCATCCTTCATCTTGACCCAATCCCCGACGTTAAACTCACTCATGGCTGGCTCCTTTTTCCACAACATCCAATTCAATGATTTTGTAAACCTTGCCTTTCGCTTCAAAAGGCTGACCATTCGTTGCCTTCTCAATCCAACTGCCATACGAATATGCAAAACCCCAAATAAAGCAACATAAACAGAAGAACAACGTAAACCAGATACTATTCATTGACCGCCTCCGTATATTGATTCGTGGTCGCGGATGGCTCGTCTTAGTTCAACTTCACGAGGATGTGGTGGACGACCAGAAAGACAAGTACCCATCGCCAGCTTCAACTTTGCTCTCTCAATGCCATCATAAAACTTGATCAAATCCAAAGACTCCACAAGGCGCTTGAGGTCTTTAAGATTTACAAATTTCGGCTTCCATTCTTCAAGCAATTTGAACGAGACGTTAAACTTGACTCCATCATGATGTGTTAATCGCGCGATTTGAGAGTAAACCCAATTGCCACAAGGCTTGATCATTACATTGGTAAAGTAATGCTCATTCTCTGGAACAATTTCTAGAACCTCTCTCGCCCTATCCACCCCAAACTCACGAATAAACTGTTCTGGTTTCTTTGTTGTTCTCCGTCACGTCTAGTCATGGCTTCCTGCTTGAGCTGGTCTAGCATTTTCAGCTTTCTTAATTTCTCATAGAGGCTCGCTGCTGCTCTTGTTTCTTCATTACAAGTGCCGAGGTTGTAATCTCTGCGGAGCTTCATCATTGCGTTGTAATCTACAAATTCGATCATGCTTTCAGCTCCCCTTTAACATTCAGCAAGTCCTTTGCAAACTGAGTTGCTTTGTAAGTTGCGTATGAGTCCTTTTCCAAGTAGCCGCTTTTAATTAATTCCTGCACATAGCACTGGATAGTGTTGTTGGGCGCATCTAGCACATAGTCATGCAAATCCTTCATAGTGAAAGGTTGTGTTGCATGTGTAGCGAATAACAAAATGTCAAAAATGTTTTGGAATGCTTTAACTCGTTTTATTGCTTTCATGCTGCACCCCCTAAGATTCTGAATGCGCTTCTAGCCACTTCTGGAAACTGTCCGTTGCCAATGGCTTTAAGTCTGTCCACCCCAAAGGCCACTTCATGGTTAATTCTGCAAAGTAAGGGTTGAGGTAAGTCGGATCTGTTTCGCAAATCCTCAATGCTTCGCACATCTTGGCCCCACGGAAATCCTTTGACCCTCGATACCTGTTTTTGGATGAACCCTTTCCCTCGTTTGCTCCAAGAGTTGGTAGCGACAATCCAGGTGCGTTCTCGTTTATGAACTCCACCAATATCGGCGCATGAAATAATTCCCCATTGAGCATCAAACCCCATTTGGGCAAGATCACAGAGGATTCTGTCGAGTCCACGAGTAATGAGCATTGGACTGTTTTCAATGAATGCGAACTCGGGTTGTATTTCGCAAATGACCCGCTTAAATTCTTTCCAGAGTCCTGAACGTTCTCCGTCAAGTCCTGCACCCTTTCCTGCGATGCTGATGTCCTGGCATGGAAATCCGCCAGATATAACGTCAATAATTCCTTTCCATGGTTTTCCGTCAAAAGTAGTAATGTCAGACCAAATCGGGAAAGGTTTGAGAAATCCATCATTTTGTCGTTGCGCCAAAACTTGGCTTGCGTAGGCATCACGTTCAACTGCGCAAACTGTGCGCCATCCCAGCAAATGCGATCCGAGTATTCCGCCACCAGCGCCTGCGAAAAGAGCCAACTCATTTAAGCCACCTTTATTTTTTAATTCTTCACACCAATCGACTGTTTGATTATCTAGAGGATGTTTCACGCTGCACCTCTCTCTTCCACTGGGAATGACATGCCCACAAAGCGACAAATATCTAAACGGTCCTGAACATTTACAGATCCGCGCTTCCCATGACGGTTTTTAGCAATTATTAATTCAGTTACGCCTGTAGGTGCATTTGTCTCTTTTTCGAGAATTGGATGAACCATAATGATCTGGTCAGCATCTTGCTCGATTTGACCTGAGTCTTTGAGGTCACTTGCAACAGGCTTGTGTCCTTCTGCAGCTCGGTTAAGTTGAGCTAATGCAATTACTGGACAATCGAACTCTTTAGCCATAGCTTTTAAATCACGGCTAATTGATGCAACTTCTTGAACACGATCTTTTTTAGATGGGTCACGGATTAAACCCAAGTAGTCCACAATGATGCAGCCTAGAGCCTTATATTTGCGTTTTGCTTTACGCGCATAGCTTTGGATTTCAGAAATGGTTGGCTTCTGCTTCTCTTCAATAAAGATTGGAAGGTTGCGGAACTGAGCTATCGTGCCAGTAAGCTTTTCAAACATCCCGTCATAAATTTCCCCATTGTGCAGATTGTTATATGGGATATGCCCTAATGCTGAGATCATGCGGTTGGTTAGGGTTGGTGTGTCCATCTCAGCAGAGATAAATAAAACAGGCATGTTGTAGCGCTTAGCAGTTTGCATTGCACACATTTGCGCGAGTGTTGACTTGCCACTACCCGGACGACCACCAATAACGCAAAAATGTCCTTTCTCGATTGTGCCAAGAAGGTTATCAAGATGAGGAATATTGAACTGGACACCTATGAAGCCCTTTTGTTCCTTCTGGGCAATCTTTTTCTCAAATCGCTCAAGTGTCTTTTCTAAAGCTTGGTTAAAATCAAAGCCTGTTTGCTTTTGCTCAATTGAATTACTAGACGAACTAAATAAATTCTCAGCAGCTAAGTAAACATCAGTAATGGTCAAATCTTTAGCGCACTCTGCAATCGAGAGACCAATATTTTCAACTTCACGATGCTGCTTAAGTTTATTCAACTCAGCAACAAAATATTCCAGGTGGTGTACGCTACCAACTGCACTGTTAAGTTCAATTAAATACTCTTCTCCACCAATGTCATTGAGAAGATTTCGCTCTTGTAGATGCTTGCAGACAAATACTGAGTCATATGGCTTATCAGCATTAGCAAGCTCAACAATTGCCTTGTAAATAATCTTGTGACGACCAGCGTAAAAATGTTCTTCGGTAAGATCATTTGCGACAACCTCTAGGGAATGGCTCACTGTCATCAATGCGACTAGCACACTCTGCTCAATTGTCATATTTTGAATGTTTGTACTCATTACCAGTCTCCATATTGCAATTGGGCATTAGAGAAATCAGGAGCTACCACAGAGCTGTTGACCTGAAACCAATACTCGTTTTCCCATTGTTTTTGGTTTAACCAAGTGCTAGGTGATGGAATGAACTCACCATCCTGCTTTGTCCAAGAGACATCAGATTTTTGTTTTTCAAGAATTGAAAGAAGTGTTTCAATCGCAAAACTTCCTTCATGCTTTGTGAAAGTTTTATAAGTGCCAGACTTGTCTGATTTACGTTTACAAGTTGGATATGCAGACCAGAACTTCTCAAAGTTTTCTGAGTAACCCACCCCTTGTTTTTCTTTGTTTTTATTATTGTTATTGTGTGGCGAATTTTTAGTATGGTTTGATACTAAATTTTCGTATGGTTCCGTACTATTTTTTAGCATAGCTAAATTTTCGCTAGGCGAATTTTTAGTATGGTTTTCAGTGGTAATTATCTGGTCAGTTAGAGACCATTCATTAATTTGTTTGTCAGTTTCAAGGCGGATAATTACACCCATCTCTTCCAAAATTAATAGGCCTTTTTGTACAGTATCCTTGTTGTATCCAGTTGCTTTTACAAACTGAGATAGGCTGATGCTATCTGCTTGTTTATTCCAGCCACGCGTTTTACGAACAATGAGAAGATAACAAGGCAAAGCTGCACCCTTCATCTTAGCCATATGTCCGTTATCTATTAGGTCATTAGGAATCTGGAATGCATTAGAAATAAAACTAGTCATACCAAGCTCCTCTTAAACTCTTCATAAGCATCGTTGATTTCTTCAATGAAGAATTCATCACTTGAAGCATCGTAAAGCCTTTGAAGATCACCATACTGGCGTGCATATTTCGCACCTTCATAAACTTCATGCTCATACTCCCTTATGAACCGCAAAGCTGTAGGATTCATAGTAATGACGCTCCAAGTTACTTTTAGCCTCAGCTACAGCAACCGAGTTTTTTAAACTGCGTTCTATTGCATAAGCCTCAACCGCTTTTTGATACAAACTAATCTTCCGATTTAGTTCAATGTCTGCTAATATTGAATGGTTCATTTGGTCCTTCTCCGATTGAACACTAAGCCTGATTTACGAGATCAGGCTTTTTTAATGTCTGCTGTTTCTGAGCGCACGGATAAATCTGAATGCAGCTCATGGTTTTTATCGTTCTCTGTTAAGCCGAAAATCTTTTGTTTAATCTTTGTCTCAGCTTTCAATTGTTGGAGATGAGGCTTGATTAAAGTTTCGTACACATACTCACTTGCACCCTGTCCTGCTCTTAGCATTTCAGCCAATGAAGCCAACTGTTCTTTGTGGTCTGTAGGCATATGGATGGTGATTGACGCATCCTTCTTAGGTTTACGTTTAGTCATGGTTTTTCCTAGGCAGTTAATGCTTGACGGTCAGCCTTTAGCTTTCCATTTGTTAATACTTCAAAGGCAGCTTGCGTTCTTGGTGGTATGCCTTCTCGCTCCCATTTGGTAATACCTGAGCGTGCTTTTTTGATTTTCTTGGCTAGTTGAGAGTTATTTTCTACACCGTAGAACTCCCTCAAATGCTCTACATTCATATTCAAACTCCTGAACATATTAATTCAACTTATTGAACAACATGTTCAAGCATTTGTCAAACTTCTTGTTCATAATTTTGAACATCTGATATAAGGTTTTGAACGATGGATAATTCTGTTTCTGATCGCATTCAATCTCGAATGGCTGAATTAAAGTTATCTCAAGCGGATTTAATGAGGCTCACTGGCGCTGCTAGAGGAACTGTTTCTGGTTGGGTAAATGGAAGTAATAATCCGAGCGCAAAGCACATTGAGGCGCTAGCAACCGCATTAAAAACAACATCCAGATGGATTCTTACTGGAAAAGAAAAACAAAATTTAACCAACTTCAACATGCAAGAATTTATGGATAAGCACGGTCTATCCAAGAAAGATGAATCATCATTTGATGTGAATGATATTCAAAGCCCTTCAGTAGTTGAGTATGGTGGGGATGATGGATTTATCTGGATTGATGTGGTAGAGGCAAGTTTTTCTTGTGGCACAGGAGAGTCTATAGAGTTTCACTTTGATGTGATCAATGGAAAACAGCCATTCCCACCTAGTTTTTTTAAACAAAAAAATGTTCATCCTGATTGCATGCGCATCATCAAGGCTAAAGGCGACAGTATGGCGGACAAGATTGATGATGGGGATTTGGTTGGCATTGATATATCCCAAACCGACATTATTGATGGTCAAATTTATGCTGTTTACTTTGAGGGTGAAGGCATGATTAAGCAGATTTTCAAGGAAGAAGGCGGGAAACTGATTCTGCACAGCCTAAATCCTAAATACAGAGATCGTGAAGTCACGGAGCAAAATGGATTGAATTTTAAAGTTATGGGTCGCCAATTTTGGCGTGCAGGTTAAAAAAGGAGAATGGAATTGGATAACGCAAAACTACCAATCAATCAGATTATTGCTCGCATCAATGATGCTGCGAAACATGGTGAAGCTTTGGTGCTAACAGCCGAAGAAGTGAAGATTCTTTCCAAAGATATTGGCGACAAAGTCTTTATTCCTGTGCTTACTAATGAGCAGGTCGTGCAGTTGGTAAAAGAAGGAAAGCTAGGCCAGAAAATTAATAACACAAAAGATTAATAAACTGTGAACCCGACACAGTCTTTTAAATGTGGGGTATATCACTTATTAGATAGTAATATTTATTGATGTTTTAGTGTGTAATGTGTAGATTGCCAATAGTTTTTATAGTAGATATTGGGATTATGCAATATGTCTAATATTGAGCAAGATACACGTTTTATTGTTAACAATAATTTGATTAACAAGGGCTGGATCTTGGACATTCAAGATCCAAACAAAAATGTCTTTTTTGAATCAGATATCTTAAGAATTGTTAATAATGAGTTTCTCAAGAAAAGTAAAAAAAGACCCGATTATGTTCTTTTCGATTCACAAAATAAGCGGCCAATCGGTGTAATTGAAACGAAATCAGGTGGAAAAAGCTTAACAAAAGCACTGGATCAGGCAACCGAATATGCTGAAATGCTTGATGCACCTTTGATATTTGCAATGAATAATGGTTTCTGCGAAACACGGCATTTGTATACCCAAAAACCATTATTTATTGATGAAAATGAGGTTAATGAATTAATAAGAGTAAATGAAGCTAAAGAGTTCATATTGCAGGAAACAAATGGTATTTATATTACACCTAAAGAAATTTTAGTCTCTCGCAAAGAGTTAATTAATGTTTTCAAGAAGTTAAATAACTCACTAAGAGGTGAAGGTTTAAGAGCTGGTATAGAAAGGCTTTCAGAATTTGCAAACATTCTTTTTTTAAAATTGTATACAGAGAATGCTAATACAGGTATTTGGAATTCTCTCAAAAGTCTCGATAATGATTTGCTAATTAATACAACTAATAACATACTACAAGATATTGATAGACAATATGGTGCTTCTGTTTTTACAAATTTACAGCTAACCAACCCTGTTGCTGTTAAAGAGATGATCAAAGAGTTGGATAAGTTAAAACTCTCATCAATAGATACCGATATTAAAGGAGATGCTTTTGAGTATTTCTTACAGCAAGCTACAGCAACTAATAATGACTTAGGAGAATATTTTACTCCACGTCACATAACTAAAACCATTGTTAACTTAGTCAACCCTAAATATGGTGAAAAGATCTATGACCCTTTTTGTGGGACAGGTGGTTTTTTAACAGAGGCATTTGATCATATAAAAGATAACACTTTAATTGCAAACAATAGTAGTGAAGAAATCAAGCTTAAACATAATACTATTTTTGGAAGAGAAATTACCTCAAATGCAAAACTCGCAAAAATGAATATGATTCTGCATGGGGATGGGCATAGTGGAATTTGCCAGATAGACACACTTCAAAACCCTATTGAATCTGAATATGATGTGGTTATAACCAACATGCCATTTTCTCAAAAAACTTCTTATTCTCACTTATATGAGAATAAGTTAGCTAAAAACGATGGTGATGGAGTATGTGTTCTACATTGCTTTAAAGCAACAAAAAAAGGAGGGCGAATGGCATTAGTAGTACCTGAAGGCTTTCTTTTTAAAGCCGCTTTAGCTCCAGTAAGGAAGTATTTATTTGAAAACGCCCAACTAAAAGCAGTAGTTTCACTTCCAAAAGAAGTTTTTCTGCCATATGCAAAAGTTAAAACCAATATACTCTACTTTACCAACTGTCATAATGGTAGAACAAATTCTGACGTTTTTTACTACAATGTGACAAATGATGGCCTAAGTTTAGATTCTTTCCGTAGAAAAATTGACGAAAATGATTTAAAAAATTTAGATTTTGCTGATTTAAATAAGAGCGACTTTGATAAATATTATAATGAATTAGGTTTCTTAAAAGTTAATCCAGAATTAATCAGAAGCAATGATTATATTTATAATTATGCTCACTATAGTAATTCACATATAAAATCAAAATTCCCAACTATAAAACTAAAAGAACTCCTATCCTTGTCTGGCAAAGTCAAAGTGGGAGAGGATACAAATATACCTATTATGAGTATCACTATGGAACATGGCTTAATTGATCAGCATGAGAAATTTAAAAAACGAGTCGCAAGTTCTGATATTTCTGGGTATAAAAAGGTTTTTAAAAATGAACTTGTAATGGGGTTCCCTATAGATGAAGGTGTTCTAGGATTTCAAAAATATTACGATGCTGCTGCCGTAAGCCCAGCATACAAAATCTTTAGATTAAAACGAGAAGTTAATGTAGAATATTTGGATTTGATTTTGAGATCTAATTCTCTAAGAAAAATATACAAAAGTAAAATGCAAGGCAGTGTAGAGAGACGACGCAGTATTCCTGATGAAATGTTTTTGAATATTGAGATCCCGAATCCTCCTGAAGAGGTTAAAGATCAAATAGTAAAACAACATAAACTAATAAAGGAAATTGAGAATAGTCTCAAGGAAAATCAAAAAAAATTGCGTCTAAAGACAGAAGCATTATGGGAACTTCCTCAAAATTACAACTAATCCCCCCTTCGAACCCACCACCACGGTGGGTTTTCTTTTGTCTATTAAAGCATGAATTCAGAATATTGAACATTTTTAATTAATTTATTGAACAAAGTATTGACATTAACGTTCAATTAGTTGAACATAACTCTACCGAATATTAAAAAGCCCTGAACAATCTTGGCGGATGCAGGGCTACTCAATGAGTGAGATAAGTATGAATCAAAGAATTGAAAAGTACAAGTTTAGCCAGGCCTTTAGGGATGGCTCGAAAGCATTCCTAGCTTTCTGGGTTATCACCTTCATTGTATTCACCTTCTTACGAGGCTGTGCCGACGAGCAATACGTCAACGAACTCAAAGCAAAACAGAACATGTATGTGCGTGTGCAAGTGGAAGGAGCTAACTGATGGAAATCCGTATCGGTAAAGAATGGGTTATTCAATCTTCTGGCAATGCAATGAACATCATTCTTGCGAAAGTTCCTCAAGACTTGCAGGACAGCACAGATCCAATTGACCCAATTCGCCTAAGTCAGAAGTTTTATTACTCAACCATTTTTGGCGCAATCACAGGCGTTTTTAAACTCGGCATAGCTGACTCAGAAGCTCGCACATTCCAAGACTTAGAAAAGGAAATACATCGCATAGCAAAGGAATGTCAGAAGGCATTTGACGCAGCAAAGGAGCCCTCTCATGGATAACTTCATAGCAATAGCTAGTTTCATTGGGTTCTTCAACCTCATCTTGGCTGTTCACTGGGGGATTATCTAATGAATATGTTAGTTAACAAGCCTGAGCTGCTGTGCCCTTCTTTCCCAATGCTTCAAGTGTCTAGTGAGTTTGAAGTTAAGGACAACATAGTTTCATTTGAACTGGAAAGTGGCTGTGCAACTTTGAAATGCAAAATTGTTGCTGATTTTACTAAGCAAGTTCGTGTGGTTGGTTCTCTAATGAATCAAGAAGACAGCAAGGACCAGTTTTACGACCAACTCGTAGTAGATGACCGTACACATGTTGAAGTGGTTGGTACTGAATATGTAGAGACACCTATTGGCCTTTTATTTCAGCTTACATCAACGCAAGTGGCTGACTTAAACGAGCAGCTTAAATACTACGCCGAAGAATTGGCAGATGAAGAAGCGGGAGTGGAGTGATGGAAGTTAAAAGCGTACATGCTCACCACATTCCAGCAAACAATGGTGTAGATCCAATCGATGTATTTGTTGTGTGGTATGGCGAACAAGCATTTCAAGTAACTATTCGTTGTTGGGATTGTGCTTGGACTGCTTACCGTGGAAGTTGTGGCTTCAAGACTATTGAAGAGTACTTCTTGGAACAATGGTACAGCCAAGAATGTCATGAACATGTAGTTCAACTCTTCACTACCACATCAAGACATACAACCCAAAGAGAAGAAAAGTGGTTGTTTAAAGTTGTGAGAAGTATGTGCCAACACTTCAAAAAGTTAGCAGAAAAGAATTAGGAGAAGATTATGAATGCGCCAGTTTTGGTACATAACATGTCGAATGCAGCGTATCACGCTCATTCGGCTGTTAGTAGCTCTCAGCTTAAAACCATTCTGCGCTCTCCTGCCCATTTCTTTGCTGAGCACATGAGTGGTAAGGAACACAAGCAGACTACTGCAATGGCGCTTGGTACTGCGGTTCATGTTCTATTTCTTGAACCAGAAGTTTTTAACGATGAAGTTGTAATCGAGCCAATCGTTAATAAGCGAACAAATGTAGGTAAAGAAGCAATAGCAAAGTTCTTACAGGACAATGCAAGCAAGACAATCATTACCGAAGAACAGTACCAGGCAGCTGCTAAAGCTGCGGAAGCAATGAAACGCCACCCTATGTACAACATGATTTTATCAGGTGGTATTCGTGAAGCTTCGATCTTTTTTGATGATGAAGAAACAGGTCTTGAATGTCGTATTCGCCCTGATTGGCATGTAGCACCTGAAACAAGTGAATATTTCCCTAACGGGTTAATTGTAGACATCAAAAAGACAACGGATGCGCGTGCGAATGCATTTTCAAGAAGTTGCCAAAACTATGACTACTCACTTTCAGCAGCTATGTATATCAATGGATACAAGGCTTATTACGGTGAAGATTACAACCCTTCTTTCCTATTTTTTGCAGTAGAAGAAGACGATCCGCATGAGTCAATCATCTATTACGCATCAGATGAAATGCTGTTTATTGGTGAGCAGAAACGCCGATCTGCAATGCTGACTCTACTTCAATGCAAAGAGTCAAATGAGTGGCAAGGCTACACAAAACAGATTCAACCAATTGATTTGCCTTTATGGGCTAAGAAAGAATTTCTAGGAGAATAACAATGAATATGCTTGCAACATTAAATCAAGGCATTGTTCCTCAAGCTGAAACAGCAGCAAATGTACTTGCAGCACAAGCAAAGGCTCAAGTTGAAGCACGTTATATGATGGCTATGCATCGTCCTAGAAATTGGGATGCTGTGCGTCAAGACCTTTTAAAAGAATGTCGTCGCCCGTCATTTGCTGACAACACATCTACCTACTACAAAAAGCCCGTAGGTGGTCGATCTGTAACAGGTTTAGGAATACGTTTTGTTGAGGTCGCAATTCGCTGTATGACAAATATTCTTGTTGAAACAACAATGATATTTGAAGATGAACATAAGGAGATTCATCGCGTCTCAGTAACTGATCTTGAGTCAAATACAACATACCCACAAGACATAAAAATCAATAAAACAGTGGAACGCAAGGCAATTGCGGGTCGTGATGTTGTTAGTGAGCGCCTCAATAGTGAGGGTCAAAAAGTATATGAGGTTGTTGCCACTGAAGATGAAATGCTTAATAAGCGAAATGCGGCAATTTCAAAAGCTATTCGTAATGCTGGACTTCGCATCATTCCGGGTGATTTACAGGATGAGGCAGAGCATTTAATTCTACAAACACGTCAAAGCGGAATCAAAGAAGATCCTGAAAAATACCGAAAACAGATTGTTGACTCATTTAGCAATATTGGCGTTAAGGCGCAAAATCTTGTTGATTATATCGGATGCCCTCTTGATCAATGCTCCCCTGCTCAAATTGATGATCTTCGTGCTGTATTTGGTGCAATCAAAAATGGTGAAACCACATGGCAAACCGTTATGGCTGAGAAAAACGAGCAAGAATTGTCAGAAGGTAAAAAAGCTCCTTCAAATGACATCAATGCAGTAAATCAAGCAATTCAGCAACAAGGATAAGGTGGCAGCATGACAGATCAAGAATACAGAGGGAACATGAACTACCCTTTTCAAGATCACATCGTCTTGAATGTCGAAGAAAATGTAGTTCCTTTCCCAAGAACAAATCTGCGTAAGTGTCAGCATGCCCAAGTTGAAATTGACACAAAAGCTTTGGAACTTACATGCATGAAGTGCGGAGCAAAAGTAAATCCTGTGATGTGGATCAAAGACACTATGAAGTATTGGTCCCGACAGCAAGCAAGGATTACAGAGCAGAAAAAGCAGATTAGTGAAGACCTTGATGAGCTAAAGAAAAGAGCCCGAACCAAGTGTCAGCACTGCAACAAGATGACTGCTATTAACTTAAAGAATTTCAAATTTACAGTAATTGGGTGATGACATGACAGATTTGAATAAGGAAAGAATGGAACTTGAACTTTCGGCTGGTGTTTTAGATCGTCAAATTGACAATTTAAAAGCTGAAATTGCAGATGAATATTTTGATGATGAAAAGCTTGAACTTCTCATTGAATATGCAATGAAACTTGGTGAAGTTTATGCGCAACGTGACTTGTTAGAAAAAGCCAAAGCTCAGGCGGTGCCAGAGGGTTATGTTCTTTTACCAAGAGTTCCAACTGAAAAGATGTTTCAAGCCTATGAACGATCTTCAGTCGCACCAATGTCGACGCTGAGTAAAACTGGTTATAAGGCAATGGTTGAGGCAGCAGGTGATCAAAATGAAAACTCTTAAAATTACTTGGCTTGATGCTTGCTCTAATTGTGGTTTTGGCGACTATGCAGAAGTAACAACTGAACGTGGCATTGGGTGCTACTTGTGGGATGGGGACAAGGTTCAGTGTCCTAATTGCAATCACAAGGGTGAAATAGAATGTGATTCAGGGGTTGCCTTTGTCAATTGGGATGAAGTTGAAGAAGCGAGCGAATCGGGAGCTGAACAATGAGCATAACTCTTAATGGTCACCAATTAAAAAGCCTTCTCGAATTTGTAAATCCAGATGGTGAAAATGATTTAGATCAACTTGAAACTGAACTAACTATTAAATTTTTTGAAGATGGGTACAGTGGCAAAGGCTATTACTTTTGGATGACCGAATATCCAGAGGAAGGCAGCATGTTGTTGGATGTTGAATCGGGAGCTGAGGGATGAGTGATTTTACTTCTATCAAAGTTCGGTTAAAGCTCTCTATTGGCTTCGTTATTGGAAATCAAGAAGAGGATGTATTGCTAAGTGACTACATTTCAGAAGAAGAATGGAATGCGCTAGGCTTCTTTGAAAAGCAAGAATTTGTTGAAAAGGAAATCTTAAACGAATGGGCTAATGGGTACATTGAAAAAAGCGCCGAGGTGTTGGAATGAATGGTCTCGACTTTGAGCAACTTTATCTAATGGCCCTCATGAATAGCAAAAAGCCAAAGAACGTTTTGAATTGGGTTCATGTATCCAGACATGGGCCAGGTGCGACAAAAGCTACAGAAATTTGTGAATATTTTGGGATAGATCCAGAAGGCACTGATTTTAGAAAAGCGGAAAGTAAGGAGGGGTGAAATGTTATTGACTACTGATGAAGTTGAACTAATCAAAACATGTGATGAAAGCCCTGAACAATATATTGCAGTTTTTCAAGGTCAACAGATTGGATATCTCCGATTAAGACATGGCGAATTTAGAGTTGATTATCCTGATTGTGGTGATGAGACCATTTTGTATTCTCAAGAGTCACAAGGCGATGGGTGTTTTGAAGAAGATGAACGTGAGTACTTTTTGATGACAGCTAAAAAAGCAATCGTTAAGAAGTTTAATGAGATGGAGGGGTAAATGGAGATTGATCGTCGTGTACGTGCTAAAGAGTTTATGATGCTAATGTCTATTGGCCGCACTAAATTCTATCGCATGATTAAGAATGGTGAAATTCCACAACCTATCAAGGTAAGTGACAAAGAGGTATTTTGGCACGAATCAAGTGTTAAGAAAGTTGTCGAAAAACACAAAGATAATTCTGATATGATAGCCTGCTAA